ATTATCAGCGAAATAACAGCATCGAGAATACGAGCCAACGGCACAGTGACAACAACACTGAATAATAATACTGGTATACAGAGTTCAAATTATGGCATTTAATAACGATCAAATTGACCCAATTTTACCGATTGCAAATGACGGTGAAAAAACTTCACTGAGTTTTGTACCTAAATATTTTAGAACTAGTTCTAATCGAAAATTTTTAAGTGCCACCATCGATCAGATGATGTCTGAGGGTGAAGTAGAAAAAATAAATGCCTTCATAGGTAGAAAAACTTTCGAGCCGTATCGCGTTTCTGACAAATACCTACAAGGTGCTACAAAACAGCGAGAAGATTATCAATTTGAACCAGCAGTAATTATAAAAGATTCACTGGATAATGTTACATTCTTTAAAGATTATCCAGACTATATTAATCAGTTAGCAAGTTTTAACAGCGGTGACACTGATCATAATAAAATTAACAGTCAAGAATTTTATTCTTGGGATCCGCATTTTGACTGGGATAAATTTGTCAACTACCGAGATTACTATTGGTTGCCACTAGGCCCTGTTAGCGTTCCTATCTCTGGACAATCAGATAACATTACCAGCACATATACTATTAAACTTGTTGACGATGGCGATAACCGTGCATATGTGTTTACCCCAGATGGACTAACAAGTAACCCTAATTTAAAATTATACAGAGGACAAACCTATAATTTTCAAGTGGACTGTCCAGATTTTGGAATTGCATTTAAAACTGTAAGAGAAACAGGCGACAGTAATTTTTATACACAAGGTGTTAGTACTGGAAATCAATATATTGAAAGTGGCAGTATTGAGTTTACTGTGCCTACTGATGCACCTAATATCATTTACTATGTTAGTAAAACTGATGTAAACACTGGTGGTATCTTTAAAATTTATGACGTAACTGATGCATCGAGTATTGATGTTGAAAAAGAAGTACTCGGCAAGCAATCATATCGATCATCGAATGAAGTAGAATTGTCCAACGGCATGAAAGTATTTTTTCAAGGAAGAGTAACACCAGAAAAATATTCTTCAGGAAACTGGTACGTTGAAGGTGTCGGCACTGCAATCAAGTTGGTCAAAGAATCAGATCTAGCAACACCGTCTACATATTCGACAAGTACTAGCATTGAATTTGACAACGAGCCTTTTGATAGCCAAGGATTTGAAGTATCGGGCAATCTTCCAAGCAGTAAAGATTATATTTTAATTAATAGATCTAGTAAAGATTTAAATCCGTGGAGTAGATTCAATCGATGGTTCCACAAAGATGTCATAGAAGCATCATCTCAAATCAACAATATACCAGCAATACTTGACCAGTCACAACGTGCCACTCGTCCTATTATTGAATTTGAAGCAGATTTAAAATTATGGAATTTTGGTCGTCAATTTAAAACTAATGTGACACTGGTCGATTCTTTCACTAGAGATGTTTTCAGCACAATTGAAGGAAGTGTAGGCTACAACATTGACGGAGTTGATTTGTTGGAAGGCATGCGTGTATTGTTTACCGCAGATCCTGATGTACAGGTTAATGGTAGAATTTTTAAAGTTAAATTTATAACACATCTTGCTGTTAAAAGATTAACGTTGGTAGAAGAAGTTGACACCAATCCAATAGAAGGTGAAACAGTATTAGTGCTAGACGGTGTAATAAACAAAGGTAAAATGTTTTACTATACCGGAAATATATGGAAAGAAGCACAGCAAAAAAATTCAGTGAATCAATCACCTTTATTTGATGTATTTGACGAAACTGGTATTAGTTACGGCGACAATGTAGTTTATCCAGGTACTACTTTTGCGGGTACACGAATTTTTGGATACCGCCCTGGCAGTAATATTGACAGTGAATTAAATTTTGGAATTGCTTATAAAAATATAGGCAATATCGGTGACATATTATTTGACTTTAATTTACAAAAAGATTCTTTTATCTATAAGAACATTGCAGACATTGTAACAATTACTCTTGATAAAGGTTATTTGAAAAAGTCAGTAGATTTGACAAATGTTTCATTTGTCAACGGATGGGTCAAGGCAATCGCTGACAGTCGACAATATGTTGTTCAACAGTTTGATGGCTCAGACAGAATAAACTATTTCCCTATAGATGTCTATGATCAAAGCGGACTGCTGACTGATCTAGAAACACGAGTTTATATCAACGGTAAAATTATCAGTGACCCACTAGATTATGTTATTGAAATTATAAACGATGTTGCGTTTGTCAATTTACGCAAAGATTTATTGCCTACAGAAAGTGTCGTAGTTAAGAGCACAAGTTCTGCTAAAAAAAATAACAATGGATATTATGAAATTCCCAGCAATTTAGAAAGTAATCCTAGCAATTTAGTTATTGGTGATTGCACACTGGGAGAAGTAATTAATCATTTAAAAACCATAGGCAATTCTAGACTAGATTTCAACGGTGATATTCCTGGTACAGGAAATTTACGAGACCTATCTAACTTATCAGCATATGGTACAAAGATAATTCAGCACAGCGGTCCTTTGACACCGGTTATCTATCATTTTACAAACAAAGATCATAACATAGTAAATGCTCTACGATATTCAAAAGATGAATACAGCAAGTTTAAGCGAAATTTCTTGCGTGTGGCCAGCACACTTGGATTTGATGGCATTACCAGAGTACATTTGGATTTAGTGTTAAAAGAATTAGTCAAAGACAAGACTAAAACCATGCCGTTTTTCTTCACAGATATGGCGCCGTTTGGTGGAAGTGTGATATTTGATCAAGAAGTCATAGACAATTCTATAACAGAATATCCATTGATTTTTGACTTTGACTTGAACACGTTGTCTGACAAAGCAGTTATAGTATATCTAAATGAAGAACAACTATTACATGGCCGTGACTATGAGTTCTTTAATACAAACTTTATTCGTATTTTAAAACCAATCGTTGCTGAAGATGACCTTAAAGTGGTCCAGTATGAAAACACCAATGGTTGTTATATTCCTGCAACACCAACAAAATTAGGACTATACCCGTTATATGAACCTAAACTGTATCTCGATGATACACTAGTAACACCACAGAATGTTATTCAAGGACACGACGGTAGTATTCTTTTAGCCTACAACGATTATCGAGATGATTTAATTTTAGAATTAGAAAAAAGAATCTACAATAACGTCAAAATAAAATACAATACAGAACTGTTTGACATTTCTAATTTTGTCAGCGGATACTATAGAAAGAATGATTTAACTAAAAAACAGTTAGATGATACTATTCGTCAAGACTTCTTAAAATGGAGTAGATTCATTTCTGAAGATTATACCAAGCATACATTTTTTGACTCCAATAATAGTTTTACATATAACTATAAAAACTTTTCTGGCAACGATGGATCAGAAATTCCAGGACATTGGAGAGGCGTTTACAAATACATGTATGACACTGATCGTCCACATTCTCATCCTTGGGAAATATTAGGATATAGTCAGCAGCCAGAATGGTGGACAGATGTCTACGGTCCTGCACCATATACACGTGATAATCTTGTGCTATGGAATGATATAGCCGAAGGCATCATTAGAGAACCAAATAAACTAGTAACACGAAATGCTAAATTTGCAAGACCGTCGATTGTAAATCATATTCCAGTGGATGAAGAAGGTACTTTATTATCTCCATTAGAGTCTGTTGCTGTTAAAGATTATGTTTTTTATCTTGCCGAAGGTGCATTTAGTTTTGGCGATTCTGCACCAATAGAAAATGCATGGAGACGTAGCAGTGATTATCCTTTTAGTTTAATTACAGGTATCACAATACTTCGTCCTGCAAAATCATTTGCAACAATATATGACAGAGCCAGACAGATTAGAGACTTCACAGGACAACTAGTCTATAAAACCAGCAATGGTCTAACCCGATTCACTCAAAGAAATTTAGAATTTCCTAATTCTGTATCTGCTACTTCTAGGATCTTTACCAGCGGCCTAGTTAATTTTATCAGTGAATATTCGACATCTAAGAGTCAAGATAATTTTGAAACCTATAAAGAAAATTTAACCAATCTTCAAGTTAAATTGTCTACAAAGATAGGTGGGTTTATCACTAAAGAAAAGTTTAAATTGGTATTAGATAGTCGTAGTCCGCTGAATCAAAAAAATATTTTTGTTCCTTTTGAAAACTATAATATTATTTTAAACACAAGCACACCAGTATCAACTATTAATTATAGTGGTGTGATTATTGAAAAACAACCTAAAAACTTTATTGTTAAGGGGTACAATCTAGCACTACCAGAATTTAAATATTTCAAACATATTGAAATAGTAAGTGATCCAGTATCTATCATAGGCGGAATCAGTGAAAGTTTTGTGGAATGGGACAGAGAAAAGTTTTATAATAAAACTGAAATTGTTCGATATGACAATAACTATTATAGAGTAACAGCAAGCCATACCAGCACTAATACTTTCGAAATAAAATATTTTGTTAAGTTGCCTAGCCTGCCAATTACAGGTGGCCGAGAAATAATTTCAAGAAGTACATTTGAAACTACAGAATCCACACTGCACTATGGCTCAGAACTTAAAACAGTGCAGAACGTAGTTGATTTCCTTGCAGGATACGGCAAATGGTTAACTGCACAAGGATTTAATTTTGATTTTTTCAACACCGAACTTTCAACAGTAACTGATTGGAATACTGCAATCAAAGAGTTTGCATTCTGGACCACTCAGAACTGGAGTGCAGGCTCAGTTATCAGTTTAAGCCCAGGCGCAGACGAAATTAAATTTACTGCCGATTCAGCAATAGTTGACAACATCAATGACAGTTTTTATGAATACAGCGTTTACAAGCAAGACGGTATTATTCTTGATCCATCTTTTATAAACACTGTACGTAAAGATAATAACTTTACAATACGACCAAGAAATACTGCTGACGGAATTTACCACGTCACTTTAAACTTAGTTCAAAAAGAACACGTTGTTTTATTAGACGACGTCACAGTGTTCAACGATGTAATATATGATCAAGTACAAGGGTACCGTCAAGAGCGTATTAAAGTAATTGGTTACAGAACCGGCGGCTGGCTAGGTAGTTTTAGCATTCCAGGATTTATCTACGACAATGCAGTTGTCACCGAGTGGACACAATGGAAAGACTATGCGCTAAGTGACACTGTCAAGTATAAAGAATTTTATTATAGTGCTAGACAAAATGTAGCAGGCTCTGAAGAATTTGATCCGACAAACTGGAATAGACTGTTATCCAAGCCCGAGAGTAAACTAATCCCTAACTGGGATTATAAAGCAAATCAATTTTTTGATTTTTATGATCTTGACACTGATAGTTTTGACGTTGACCAACAAACTATTGCAAAACACTTAATCGGATACCAACGTAGAGATTATTTAGAAAACATTATCAACGATGATGTTGCACAATACAAATTTTATCAAGGAATGATCCGCGATAAAGGAACTCAAAACGTACTAAACAAATTATTTGATCCACTGAGTTCAGCAGATAAAGATAGTTTAGAATTTTATGAAGAGTGGGCAATTCGTCTTGGCACATACGGAGCAATATCTGCATTTGAGGAAGTAGAATACAAAATTGACGAATCAAAAATGTTGATTAACCCTCAGCCTTTTGAATTAGTAGATAGTGTTGATAATTCGTTCAATGACTTTGTCTATAGAATTACACCTAATCAAGTATATGTACCTAGTGAAAATTATAATCATGCACCATTCCCAAGTCATATTCCAACAGAATACTTTGTTGATACTCCGGGATACGTTCGCAGAGAAGATGTAGATTTTGTCTTTAATAGCAAAGATGAAATCTCTGCGTTGGAATTTTCGCAGTTATCAGAAGGTACACGTCTATGGATCGGCAATGACAAAAATACTTGGGGAGTTTATAGATTCACAGCCGTTTCTGCACGAGTATCTACTGTTGTTCTTTCAGACGAAACAATTCGTATTACATTTTCTAGCAACAAAGACACTGACCTATTAGTTGATGACTATATTGGAATTGATGCAACATCGCCAATAGACGGCCTTTATAAAATTACCAATGCTGGATATAATTTTATTGAAATAAATGCCGGCGACATTACAGAAGACGATTTGTTGTTGGCCACAGTAGAGAACGCATTCATAATCTATAAATTTAGTTCTTTAAGACTTAAAGAGCGTTTAGTCAACGGGCAAACACTGCCAGCATCCATTGACAGATTAGACGAAATTGAACTTCCTGTAAAAGAAAACGGCGATCTAGTATGGATTGATGGAGTAGATAACAACTGGAGTGTATGGTTGTATGAAAACAATTATGCTATAAAACCAGTAACTGACGAAACAGATAATTTTGCAAGTACTGTTGCCGTTGATAAAAATGAAACTGTAATGGCTGTCAGGGCCGGCACGGAAACTGATGATCAAGTATTATACTTTACTAGACCCGCTTCCACATTTAATTGGGCGTTTGCAGAATCTATTAATGCAGGTGCTACATCTCTATTGAATACAAATGGTTCTTTTGGTCAAGCATTAGCATTGTCATCAGATGGTGTCTTATTAGCAGTAGGAGTTCCTGCATCGAATACTAATCGCGGACACGTTTCATTGTTTACAAAAAATTCTGCAAATATTTTTCAATTCACGAAGAATCTTTTACCAGGCACACGTCGAGTAGATGAATTGTTTGGTGCAGAATTAGCGTTTACTAACAATAATTTAGTAGTAGTTTCTAAAGGAACTGCTGGTGCGGTATCTCCTGCAATTTTCCTTTATGATTTAGAAGGTAATGAATTGGATACAGTAACTAGTTTTAGTTCATTATTTGAAATTACAGATATTTCTGTAGGAAATAATTTGCTGGTCGTTTCATTTGCAAATGAAACAGTTAACGTCTACGATGTATCCAGCAATGAATTAGACTTAATCGATACTGTTACGTTTGGAGATTTAGTTCCTAATACAAATATTAGTATTTCCACAGGCTCTAATTTTGCAGAATCAGTGGCAATTACCCAAGACGGCAAATACCTTGCAGTCGGAGCCCCGGATTATACAGGTCTAAATTCACAGCAAGGGTGTGTTGTACTGTTTGAATTAATCAACGAACAGTATGTTGCACAATACATTATCGAAGGTCCGGGCGACATTTCGGCAGGAAGATTCGGATCAAAGGTTAAATTTAATCTACAAGGTGATCAACTAGTTGTATATGCTTCGGGAATTAAACACGATACAAGTACAACATTTGATAATACTACCACAGTCTTCGATAAACGAAAAACTCGATTTGTAGATTTGGAACCAGGCTATGGCTCTGTTTCTATGTTTGACAAATACGATACAAGATTTGTGTTTGCTGAAACTTTAGAACTCGACAATGCTCTCGGCATACGCTATGGAAATTCTTTAAATTTCCGCAAGTCAGTGTACATAGGGGATCCTGCAAAGTCTCGTGGGGCAGTATACGAATTCACAAGCCCAACTAAGAGTTGGAGAAAATATCAAACTCCTAGCCCGGCTGTGGATGTTAATAAAATTAAATCCATCTTCTTATATGACACCGACACTAGCAAGATTTTACAATATCTAGATTTTGTTGATCCTTTACAGGGAAAAATACTAGGACTAGCAGAACAAGAATTAAGTTATAAAACTTATTATGATCCTGCAACATATATCATCGGTACAGAAAATATAAATGTAGATCAACTTACTGGATGGAACGGAAAACAAGTTGGAAAGTTATGGTGGGATCTTGCCGGTTCTAAATTCATTAATACCTATCAAGGCAGTGTAGTCTTTAAATCCAATAACTGGAATAATAGATTCAACGACACTGATGTTGTAGTATGGGAGTGGGTCAGTTCAATTTATACACCTAGTGTATGGGATAGTCTTGCAGACACAGAAGAAGGTCTAGCACTGGGCATCAGCGGCACAAGTAAATATGGCGACCTTGCATATTCTGTGACACAGCAATTCGATGCTATATCTGAATCTATCTCAACAACATATTATTTCTGGGTAAAAAATAAAAAAACTGTTCCTCCTGTTGAAGGAAGAAACTTCTCAGCACAGGATGTTGCCGCATATATTGCTGATCCTAAGAGTAAAGGCATCAAGTACATTACATTACACGGACCACGACAGTTCAGTCTAGTCAATTGCAAAGACTTGATCACAGATAAAAAAGTTGCAATTAACTTTAGATACTGGACCATAGACAACACAGAATTGAATATACATAGTCATTATCAATTACTAGCCGAAGGCGACGAAACAAAACAATTAAACAAATACATTGAAAAGAAATGGTTAGAAAGTTTAATTGGGTTCGACGAGTTAGGTAATGAAGTACCAGATCCTAAATTACCGTTAAAACTTAAATACGGAATTTTAAACAAGCCTAGACAAAGCATGTTTGTTAATCGTATTGAAGCATTAAAACAATTCTTTGAACGTGTAAACCGTACTCTTATCAAAACTAACATCGTCGACGATGTAGATCTGTCTAAATTATACGAAAAAGATCAAGAGCCATCTGTATATTCTTTAAAATATGATGCTGTAAAAGATCTATATTCTGAATTAAGATTTATCAACGTTGCTCCAAGCCGAACAGCCATACTTGATCCTGTAATTGAAAACGGTAGAATAATTCGAGTTAACATTATAGATTCAGGTCGAAACTATAATGATTTAAGTTACGACAGCAGTCAAGGTCGTCCGAAAAAAGGACCATATGTAAACATATCCGGCATTGGTACTGGTGCAAAACTCAGCACAATTGTCAATGATAAAGGCGAAATTATTAAAGTTGCCGTTGAAAATACAGGCAGTGGATACCAAGAATCTACAACATTGACTGTACGTCCATTCACAGCATTAGTAAGAACAGATGAAAACTCAGGCGGCAAATGGGCATTATATATCTGGGACGCAGATAACAAAATCTGGATTAAGAATCTAGTTCAGACCTACGATGTTGCCAAGTACTGGTCTTTGACAGATTGGTATGCAGATGGTTATAATCAGTTTACAAAAATTAGTATAGTTATTGATTTTTCTTATCAGTTGGCAGGACTAACTGCTGACATCGGTGATATAATTAAAATTAAAAACGTAGGATCATCAGGCTGGTTATTACTAGAAAAAAATACCGACAGTACAAATTTATTAGATATTAATTCAAGTTTCAAAGTTATAGGTAGACAAAACGGAACATTGCAATTTAATAAAAATATCTACGAATTTGCAAACAGCAATGTTGGATTCGATGGACCATTCTACGACATTGATGTATTCGATGACGAGCCTAAAGAAGAACTACGTATTATTGTTGATGTATTAAAGAACAATATATTTGTTGATCAACTAACACAAGAGTACAATGCACTATTCTTTGCAAGTTTACGATACGTATTCTCAGAACAGATTTTTGTGGATTGGGCATTTAAAACTAGTTTTATTAAATCCAAACATAATCTTGGAGAATTAAAACAAAAAGTTACCTATCAAAACGATAATTTAGATAGTTATGAAGACTACATTAATGAAGTCAAACCTTATAGAACTAAAATTAGAGAGTTTGTCAGCGCCTACGATAAAACTGAGCAGTCTCGTACTCAAGTTTCAGACTTCGACTTACCGTCGATCTATAATCCAGATACTGGAAAGATAGAAGCAATTACTACACAGATTGATAACAATGTAATTATTGTTGATAACAATATAATTCTTACAGAACCTTATAGCGACTGGTATTACAATCTAGGACACTCTATCAAATCTATAGAAGTACGTAATCCAGGTAGCGGATATAAAACTGCACCTCAAGTTATAATTAGTGGAATTAGTACTATTCAGGCAACTGCTACGGCTTATATAAGCCAAGGCAAACTTATTAAAATTGTAGTAGATGAGCCTGGACAGGGTTATTTAACAACACCAACAGTTGAACTTGATGGCGGCTTAGAGCCAGATGGCATACCTGCACAAATAAGTATTGAACTTGCAAGAGGACTTGTTAGATCTAACAAAGTTGGAATAAAATTTGATAGAGTATCTCCAAGATATCAAATTTCATCGCTGGATGCTACACAACAATTTACAGGATCGGGATCGCAAACTCGATTTGATTTAAAATGGCCTGCGGATATTCGTCCTAACACCTACGTTGTTTCTATCAATGGACTAGATATCTTAGACAGCGACTTTACAATAACAAATGTAAAAGACCTTACCTCAGATTATACTAGATATTTTTCTAGAATCACATTTGATACTGCTCCGTCGAATCAAAGTACTATTATAGTTTCCTATAAAAAGGACACCAGTTTATTAACAGCCGCTGATAGAATACAATTCTTCTATGATCCAGCAAGCGGACAACTAGGCAAAGATCTTGGTCAATTAATGCAAGGTGTTGACTATGGTGGTGTAGAAATATCAGGATTGAATTTTGACATTGGATCTGGTTGGGACGCACTACCGTGGTTCGTCGGTGGGTGGGACAGTTTTGACACTGAATTTAAAGATAGATTATTTGTTGGTACAAATAGAAACTTAGACATTGGATATATTCCTGACGACGGAGTAGAAATCAACGTCTACTTAAACAACGTAAAGATTGATGATTCTAACTACGATCAAGTTACTCTAGCACAAGATATTGTTACACAAGAACAAACAACACTTGATGTTTTAGATAATGAACTACAAGACTTGGTACAAATTCGTGCTGATAAAAATGCACTAAGACAGGCTGCTGTTGACACAGTTGTACTAGAACAAAATGAGTTAGATTCTCTGACCGCTCAGTACAACCAAGCATTGTTAGATAATAACATAGTACTGGCCATGCAGATTCAAGCCCAGGTTGTTATTCAAGCGAACGTAGTTCTTGCGGCAAACAGTGCATTATCTACAGCAATTGTTCAGTACAATGTATCGGTGACCGCAGTTAATAACAAACAAGCGCAAGTAGCCCAACAACAAACTATTCTAAACTCAGCACTATCTGCGCTGAACAGTTTGGATCCAATCACCAACACCAATGCTGTGATGAATAGTTTGTACGGTGATGCCAGCACACAAGTTTTTGTATTACCTAACAATGTTCTACTAACATCGAGCGATAAAATTGTTTTACGTGAAAGCACCAGCGACGGCAGTGTTAAACCAGACAATCAAACATTTGACGTTGATATAACCGGTGGCGATCTTGCTTATACAAGTGCTCGCGGTATTAATCCAGAAGCAATTAATATCGACGGCGATGCATTTGTATCTTCTTGGTCTAGTCATGCACCAGAAGAAGTGGTGCCAGGGCAAATAGTTGACAGTGTTGACATTCAAGTGTACAACAAAGTCAGTGACGGTGCTCCAACTATTCTAAATAAATTTTACAAAGTTAAATCAACGTCAGACATTACCTTTGATATAGGTCAACGTCCAGGAACTGTGGATTCGTTAATAGTTAAAATAGATAATAATATTGCAAGACTATTAACTGATTACGTTGTAGATTATAAAGATCAGCAAATACGATTAATAACTGCTCCTGTAGTTGGTACTGAAATTTCTATAACCAGTTTGAGTCAAAACGGCTCAGGCATTTTAGATTTAGATTTCTTTATTGCAGACGGAGTAACTACAGATTATGTCACAGCCGCTAGATCGGATGAGGCATACACAGCCTTTGTTACCATAGATGGTGTTACTGAATCTGTAACAACTTTCAATGCTGACGAAACATTTGATACACAGGGCAATATTGTAATTAGATTTTCAAATGCACCTGAGTCAGGATCAATTATTAATTATACATTGATCAGAGGTTTCGTCAATACAATTAGCAAAGTGCAAAAAGAAACAATCTTTCATGACGGTACAACTGCTACATACACATTAGAATATACTCCGGCTATAAGAAAGCCTTTAGAAAGCAATGTCATTGTTATTGTTGATGGAAAGATCCTAAAGTCTATTGATAATTATTATTTTGATGTGGTAGGTACTTCTAGAACATACACTGTAAGTCCTGCAGACTATGCGTTTAACTCCATAGATCCAAACGATATACAAGTGTTTGTCAACGGACTACCAATTCAGCGAGCCCGGGATTGGAACTGGGTATCTACTAATAATGAATTGAAATTAAAACGCAATGCGGCAGCAGTTGGCGATGTTGTTACTTTAGCAATTTTTAAAGACGCAAATTATTTAATTGATGGTAACTCGATTACATTCTTAGACAGTTATCCAGACAATACATTAATTGATGTCACCACTTTTAATAATCACGATATATTGAACATACAACGATTCAATGATCAAGTAGTCTTTGACTCTAGTCTAGTACCGGGCACCGTTGAGTATAAAAAATATACACAGTTAGGTGCAGGAAGAATTGAATTGAACAAACAATCTATTGGGCCAGAATATGTATGGGTAACAGTCAACGGTGAATTATTAGTGCCAGATGTTGAATACGTTCTTGAAAACAATCTAAAGTATGTTAGAATTTCTAGACCGTTGTTAGTAACTGACATCGTTGAGGTTATAGTGTTTAGCAGTGAAACAACTCGCTCGGCATTCGGCTATAGAATATTCAAAGACATGGTCAATAGAGTTGTTTACAAACGAGTTGACGATTCGACCAGTACAGAGTTGGCACAGCCATTAAATGGATTTGACGCCAAGATTACAGTAGTTGATGCAGATAAACTAGCCACTCCTAACGCTATTAAAAATGAGCCAGGTATAATTTACATAGACAAAGAACGCATTGAATACTTGAAGAAAACAGGTAATGTTTTAAGTCAACTACGTCGCGGTACACTGGGTACTGGTATTAAAAATCAATATCCAGTAGGTACTCGTGTGAGAGATCAAGGAAACGCTAACACAGTACCTTACAACGATGAAACGCAAACAATAGAAGCAATATCTGACGGCTACTTAACAGCCAGTGAATTTTATGCAAATTCTTTAGGTGTAATAGTAACTAGTTTTACTTACAACTTTAATAATAACACAGCCTTCCCGCTAGGCGGGCAAGTGTGTACTGTTATAGGTACAGGGTTCCGTGACAACGTTAAAGTATATGTTGGCGATACAGAATGCCCGACCACGTACATAAGTGAAACTCAGTTAACATTTATTACTCCAGCAAAGAGTGTAGGAGCATATGATTTAGTAATATTCAATCCTGCAAAGACTACGCCGTTTATTATTCCAGCAACCAGTGTGGTAGTTCCTGCATCGATTAAATACGTGCAGATTTTACTGCCTTTTGCACCACGTCCAAACCCTGCAACAGAAACTGGTTGGTACAAAAATACTAGAACAATACCAGTAACACGCATTCAACCAGGCAGAGGTTATGTAATAGCATCTGTAGGAACTACTAATTTTGGTTCAATAGGTGCTGGAGCAAATGTCGTTGGCACTGGATTCATAGCATCAGCCGCAGGCACAGGTACAGGCACAGTTATTGATTATACCAGTATTCCTTATGAATATTGGGAAAGCATGGACATAGAAGTGTTTGTGGGCGGTAAAAGATTACGTAAGAGTCCAATTGAAGTCTATGACGAAACACTTGGACCAGATAGTCCCAGTGGTAATAAAATGTTAGAAGCAGAATTTGCTGTAAACAAGAACGTAGGCGCCTATGTTAGATTAACAACACCACCAGAACCTGGAGTTAAGGTCGTAATTCAAAAACGAACTGGTAAAACATGGGTATCTCAGGGAGTAGCATTATCAGACGCTACCAGCGACCCTGCTAAATTCATCCGCGCCAAGGGCGTAGATTTGTCTGAATAAATATAAGAAATAGGTAGAAAACATGACTAAAGCACCCAATGAAAACGCAGGCTTCCACGTAGAAGGGCATATCAAAATTTGGTATCCTGAAACAGGAGAAGTTGCAATCGACAAGCGTAATGCTATACATTACGAAAATATGAGTATCTCTCTTGCAGAAAGTCTTGGCAATGAGGGTAAAGGATTTATCTACGAAATGGCGTTTGGCAATGGCGGCACCACAGTTGACCCAACTGGTATTATCACATACTTAACACCAAACACAATAGGTATCAACAGTGGACTTTATAATGAAACCTATGCAAAAGTTGTAGATGATCGTTCAGCAAACAATATTGATCCTGTGCGTAACAAGATTGAAACCCGCCACTTGACTGGCACAAACTACACTGACATTATTATTAGTTGTTTGCTTGACTACGGTGAGCCAGCAGACCAAGAAGCATTTGATAATGCAACATTTACTGAAAGTCAATATGTATTTGATGAACTAGGATTGCGTAGTTACAATCCTAATGGCCCTGGCAGACTACTAACCCATGTTATTTTCCATCCAGTACAAAAATCTTTGAACCGATTAATTCAAGTTGACTATACTGTTCGAGTACAAAGTTTAACCGGTTTCAATGAGGCTTAATTATGTCATATAGAAATACTACAGGCTACGGACAAGTAATTGGCGAAAACATGTTGCACATGTTGGAAAACTTTGCCAGCCCATCAGAACCAACTAATCCTATCCAAGGCCAGTTATGGTATGATACAACAGACGGTGTTAATCAACTTAAAGTATATGATGGCACTGGTTGGGGCGCAGCCGGTGGTCTAAAGAAAGGTAGTACAGCACCAGAATCAGAAAGTAGTATCGCTGGCGATTTATGGGTTAATACTGACACCCAACAATTATATTTGTTCACAGGCTCTAGTTGGATTTTAGTCGGACCAAACATATCCAGCGGTGCAAAAACTGGAGCAGAACCTGAAATTATTATTGACACATCGAATAATAGTCAGTCTGTGGTTAGTCAGTTTGCCGGCGGCGAACGAGTAATGATTATTTCTAAAGTGAGTTTTATTCCTAAGGCAGTTATTACTGGCTTTCCAGAAATCAAAGCCGGTGTTAATCTCAGCACACTTTATTCCAATTACTACGGTATCTCAGAAAATGCAACATCGTTGCGTGTAGGATCAACATCAGTTCCAACGGCAAACTTTTTACGCAGTGATGTCACCAGCAGTACTAATTTTGGCATCGACATTCGTAACAGCACTGGCTTGGCAATTGGATCAGATAGGCAAGTTACACTAGGGCTCGAAGGTACTATCGGTGTCTTGCTTAATAAAACAACTGGTTCAAGTACTGACATTCGTATTAACAACAATGGAACGATCCGCACTATGGTGCGTGTTGACAGTAACGAGCGTATTGGTCTAGGTCCTAATAATTTTGCTCCTCAGGAAACAGTAGACATCAACGGAACATTGTTGGTTAATGGAATTTCTAAATTTACCAACGATGAAGAATCCCTAAGCCCAACCACTGGAGCAGTAGTTGTAACAGGCGGTGTTGGTGTTTCAGGTACGGTTAATATTGGTGGCAACCTAGTAATTGCTGAAGATCAAGATATTATAATCGGCGGAGCAATAGTTCCTAATTTTGACCTTGGCGCAGATATAGGAACAACAGAAAAACGCTTTAATAGAATTATTGCCAGTAGAATGGATGCTAGTTTTTACGGATCATTGATAGGTAGCGTTACTGGCAACGTGTCGGGATCTGCCAGTAAACTTGCAAGTTCTACAGTATTTGAATTAACCGGAGACGTGGTCAGTAGTCAGGTAGAGTTTGACGGCCAAAGAGGAATTCCAACACTATCAACTTTAACAGCATCGGGAAATGGCACAACAGCAACGTTGACTTTTGCTCCACAAACAGTACCCCCTTACCCAGTTGGTTCTACAATAACAGTTTCAAACATTGTTCCTATCGCATATAGAGGAACGTTTGTTGTAACAGAAGCCACAGTAACTAGTGTAAGTTTTGCAAGTACAGTAACTGGTGACCAAACAACAGTTGGTAGTATTCAAAGTTTAGAGCCGCTAGGCAATAGAAAAAGATTTTTTACAAGATTAAGTGATACGTTCATTGCAGATAAACCTCAAGTATCGTCGATTGCTGACAACGATGAATTTGTAGTAAGCAGAGGAGTAGAAGGTCTTAAGAAGATTAGAAAATCAGATTTGTTTACTGCGATTCCCGGCATTCCAGTAGCAAGTATTATTCCTTACGGTGGTCCAACTGCTCCAGCAGGTTGGTTGCTCTGTGACGGAGCAGAAATTCAAACATCCGAATACTCAGAATTATTTGAGGCTATTAAATATACCTACGGTGATCCTGCAACACTAGAAGGTCTTGGTACATTTAGATTACCTGATCTTCGTGGTCGATTCCCACTTGGTGTTGACAACATGAACAACGGTGTTCGTGTACCACAAGGACCAGGCAGCGGCCCAGGTTGGGATCCTACAGTTGAAATTGAAACTATTGGTTCAAGTGCTAATCGTGTAACTGATCCAAAGGCAGATATCAATCCAGCAAATCCTTACCAAGCAAGACCAGGTGGCGGCAGTCAAGAAATAACATTACAAAAAACTAATCTTCCTGATCACGAACATGATCTACGAGGCAATGCCGGGAACCCATATTTTGCTTTTAGAAATGCCCCAGGTGCTCCTGCAGACACTGATGCGGTACCTGGAACAGGTAATCCGCCAGATGATGCAGGACTGGGTCAGTATCTTGGAAACTCAGGCGGCATATTAACAGATCCACCAAACACATTTAGCCAGACAGCAGTTAATATATTGAACCCGTTTATGGCCTTAAACTTTATTATCTACACTGGAGCATAATCAGAAATGACGTATACTATTAATAAAACTGACGGCAACGAATTAACCAAGATTCCAGACGGCACGTTAGATACTTCTGCTACTGCTCTTACCTTAATAGGTAGAAATTCAGTGGGATTTGGAGAAGCGTTCAATGAAAATTTTGTAAAATTACTTGAAAATTTTGCTTCCACTACTGCACCTGAGAATGCAATTAAAGGTCAAATTTGGTTTGACACACAAACTAATAGACTCAATGTATTCGATGGAAATATATTTAGAGCAAGTGGTGGCCCTCAGGTTAGTCCTCGAGTTCCAGACCCATTGACCACTGGCGATTTGTGGATCAACAACGAAACAAATCAAATGTACATGTATGACGGTACAGACTTAATTTTAGTAGGCCCAATATACACAGCACAACAAGGTGTAACCGGATTTAAAATAGATACAGTACTGGATATCGACGGAGTCAGTCACAGTATTTGTCAATTATTTGTTAAAAATGTACTATTAGGTGTCTTTAGTAGCACAGCATTTTTTCCTAAATTACCTATCCCTGGTTACGGCACAGTAGACAAGCCAGTAAAAATAGGATTTAATGCATCAACTTTAGCAAATTTAAAATTTGATGTTACTGTTACAAGAAGTGAAAGTATTTTACTTGAAGATGGTGTAACATCTAAAACAGCATCTGAACTAGTATTCAACAACGAAGAAAATACATTTACAGAACGAGTATTCATTCAAAATAATGAAGGCTTAGACATCGGAACAGCCAGTCAGGCAAGACAATACATATTAGCAAATGACTTAATAATTGAAAATCAAATTGAAAATAAATCGATTCAATTAAAAGTTAAGTCAGGATCTACTACAGTTTCTGGAATAACCATTGCTGGAAATGGACAGCGTGTTGGAATTTTTAATCAGACGCCTACATCAACACTTGATATTGCAGGTGATCTAAAAGTGTCTGGTGACATATTTGTTGGCGGGGTAACAACTACTCTAAACACATCTGTACTTGAAGTAGAAGATAAAAATATTACACTAGGAAATACCCAATTTCCTACGAACTTAACAGCCGCAGGCGGCGGAATTACACTCAAAGGAACCACTGACAAAACGATTGTTTATAACAATGTGAGTAACAGTTGGGACCTTTCAGAGAACTTAAAATTGGCATCAGGAAAAACATTTTCCATAAACAACGATCAAATTGTTGCACCTAACGGATTGGGGCAATATACACTGGGTACAACAGTTGTTACTTCCAGTTTGGTCAGTGTGGGTAATCTGATTTCCTTGCAGATGGCTGGCACAGGTACCAGCGGCCTGAATTTACAAGACGGCACAATCAGTGTTGCAACTGGTAATATTGGACTTAACCCAGTTGCAGGAGCAATCACAGTAAACGGTAAAAAGATTATAGATTTGCCCTTGCCAACTAACCCGCAAGATGCTACCAACAAAGAATATGTAGACGATGCAATATTTGCTCGAGGCATTACACTTAGCATGGACATTACTGGTCTAAACAACACAGAAATTGCCGCTATTCTTGATAACATTGCACCTTTTTATAATCCCACAGGCACTCCTGAAGAACAGGAGGGTGTTGCAATCAACGGAACAATCCTTCGTTTACACGGTACAATTACCACAGCAACTTCTGCAGACTTGGATTACAGTCCAAACGTGGGCGACGAATTTAGTACAATAGAAGTATCCACGCCAACAGGAGTTGCCCAAGTAGTTAGCGATATTGTTACAGGGCAGACGATTTTGGCACCAGCATTAACCGTGTCAATTGCCCGTCAAAACAAGAAATTTACAATGACCAGTGGAAATTGGGCATTTACTGAGGATATAGCATAATGTGGTGCGAGCGAGCGTATTCCAAAATATACGATAAATAAAATTATACCAGGGGTGAATATATATGTCTTATGTTATTAATAGATTTGACGGGCAAGCAATTAGTACTATCGAAGACGGTACTGTAGATCAGACGCGCCACCTAGAGCAATTCGCGGACAAATATGGTACGATGTTCCGTCCAAAAAACTCAAATTTTACACAGGTGAAGCACCAGGTGGCGTCAAAGTGTTTAAAACAGCCGGCGGCGTTGAATATAGTCAAACTGCACCTCTTGGCGCCACAGAAGGCGATCAATGGTTCGACTCTGGGCTAAATCAATTAAAAATTCGTACAAGTACCGACTGGTTAGTAGTTGGACCACAGACAGCAGGTGCTGGTGTTACCCAGTTAGTATCTAGACAAGTTCGCGGTAATGATGCTAATTTGTATTCTATCATTGCTGCCACTATTGGTGGTACTGGAATAGAAGAAGTAACTTACATTATTTCTAAAGCAGAATTTACTCTTGATAACACAACTAATCCTATTGCAGGATATAGTGTTATCAAGAAAGGTATGACACTACCTAACACAGTTGGAACTCTAACTGAAGGACAACAAGTTACCAGTAGTGCTCACAGATTTTGGGGTATTTCTGCAGCCGCTCAAGGTATTGTGGACGGTCTAGGTAACTTTGTTTCCGGTGCAAAACTAAAAGAAATTTCAGAAGGTACTAATAATACATTAGTTAACTTCTCATCAGATGATGGTTTAACAGTTGGTCTAGGACAAGACCTAGCAGTGTACATTGATCCAGACGATCAACAAACACCTATATATGAAAATCAATCAGGACCAAAATTAACTTTCCGTGCAAGACAAGCCGGTATACCAAAAGACATTGCAGTCATTGACGCAACAACATTAAGTCTTTCTCCAGGAACTGACAGCACCTTCTTCTTGGGAACAAATTCCAAGAAATGGGCTAACATTTATTCAAACACTTTTACAGGTACAGCCACACAAGCGGCAACATTGCAAGTAGGTGTAGATTTATTCAATAATCCAGTATTCCGTCAAGCAAGTACTGCGGCAACTGCAAACACAGTGGCCTGTCGTGACAGTTCGGGTAACATTACTGCTACTATCTTCAACGGTACAGCAACAACAGCACGTTACGCTGACTTGGCAGAAAAATATCTTGCTGATGCAGAATATGAGCCAGGTACAGTTGTGTGCATTGGTGGAGAGAAAGAAGTTACAGCCGTTAAGTTTGGTGATTTGGCAGTTGGTGTTGTTTCTACAGACCCTGCATACATGATGAACAGCGAATTAGAAGGTGGAACTTATGTTGCCCTAAAAGGTCGTGTTCCATGCAAAGTTGTTGGCGCTGTGCGTAAAGGACAGCGTTTAGTCGCATCTGACAATGGCTGTGCCATTGCTGCCGGGTTCCATCAGCATTCTGATGTTTTTGGTGTTGCATTAGAATCCAGCGACGATGTTGGCATCAAGAAAATAGAAGTATTAGTATTATAATGATATATAATAAACAAGGTTAAAAGGAAGAATTATGGCAGTCGGTGATTTAATTACAGCATTAAGATACAATAACCTACAAAGTAGGATCAACGTTATCATGGGCACAGGATCTGGTAACAGCGGATACGGCCAGGCTTTGGTCAGCGGTCAAGTTGCAGTAGGCAGTAACGTAGACCTTCTCAGAGTATTAAATTTGCGTACAGATATGGTTAAGGCACGACAGCATCAGACTGCTAATAATGAAGCACCTAGTCCAGGCACTGGCGCTTTTCCTCTAGTAACTACAGCAGATCAAGTCACTGATGCATTTGCAGCCAACCTTGAAAGCCAAATGACCACTATTGAAACCAATAGACTAGCATTAGGCGCAGGCGGAACATTGGGAAATCAATTTACCGATACAACAGACGCTAATACTAGCCAGCGTACTGCAAGTTGGAACGGTTTGTTAACACACAACGTCACAGTGGCATTTGGTTCAAACGATGCCGCACGTTTTTACTTTAACAGCGGCGGCGACATTCGTTTCCGTGTTACATTAACTGGCGGAACAAGTGATACTGGCGTTAACCAAATTTTCACAGACTGGTCTAATATGTTTTCTACCATGGGTACTATTACTATGAATCATAATAGTACAACTAGATCGGGCTCCTCAGGTACTACACAAGCCATTGGTTTTTATCAGTTAACGACTAGCAACCAAGAAATTTTCCGACGTGTCGGTTCTGGTAATTATGCTACTAACACATATATCATTAATGCACGTACAGATAACGCAGGTAACGTATTTTTCAACATCCAATTCAATGATAACAAAGGTGGAAATCCAAACTTCGACGAAGCCGTAACTGGTACTTTAACAAGTCGTATTGATATCCGTCGTGCTACTGGCTCAAACGTAGCAGTAAACGCACCAACTATTACTACAACAACAGCCATTACTTAATATTTTTCTTGACATCTGTCTCCTAGTGCTATATAATACACAATATAGTCTAGGAGATTTTTAATGGATGAACGTTTATCCAAAGCATTAGAGTTTGCCAATTATAGCGTAACACTCAATAATCAAAGGCGAGCCCTTAAAGAAAAGTATTTGGCTGACATCATTTACTATCACAACGGCGGATGCTTTGCTGTCAACAAAGAACTAATCAATTTTGTTAAACTGCTTGTGGATACAGGTAACGACACAGGTGTTATTCTAATTGACGACAACGATGTGCCAGTTGAAATTGCCAACTTAAATGACTTTTTTGAAACAGTCATGAACAAGTTCTTTACAGCCAGTAATGAATATTATACAGAGTATCAAAAACTGCGTAAGCAACGTAGTGTGGAAGGCATTACTCAATGAGTCGTGGCTGTTTGATCTATGCCTTTAACAACGAAGAAATAGATTACATTACCATGGCTAAGGAAGCCGCTCGACGAGTTAAGATGTACTTGGGCGTTCCTGTATGCCTGGTAACAGACTCAACTGCGCAAGTTAACAAAGTTGATCCTGATAGAATTTATTTTGATACAGTAATTGATGTGTGGCAAGACCCTTCTTTAAAGAGTACAGCAGAACTTCTTAATATTCGAAACATTAGACAATTTGCAGACGGAACACTTACACATAAAAAAAGTAATTTTAAAAATAGTCTGCGCACCAAGACCTACGAACTCACACCCTACGACGAAACACTAGTTATTGACAGCGATTATTTCCTAGCCAACGACATTTTAAAAAACTGTTGGATACAAGAGCAAGACTTTTTAATTTATAAAGAAGGTTATGACCTTGCAGGTTATAGACATCATCCAGAGTTTGAAAAAGTAAGTGACTATACTGTAGACTTTTATTGGGCAACTGCCTTTTGGTTTCGCAAAAGCGAATTAACAAAAACTTTCTTCGATCTGGTAGATCATGTGCGTGATAACTGGGACTACTATAAACTAGTGTATCAATTTGCCAGTCATATGTATCGCAATGATCACGCCTTTAGTATTGCACTACACATTATGAACGGCTACACTGGAGAGCAATGGCAAGGTAGAATGCCAGGACGTATGGTGTTTACCTTAGATAAAGATGTGTTAGTTAGTATGGATGACTTGGGATTTCGCATCCTACTTGAAAAACAGAATAGACAAGGCGAGTATACACTAATGAAAACAAAAGATGTTAGTGTACACTTGATGAACAAGTTTAGTTTGCATAGAGTTATGAAAGGACTGGCCGATGACTAAAGGGTATGTTGTCCTAGCCCAGAATACTGATACAATTGACTATGTTAGACAAGCCTATGCGCTGGCATTGAGTTTGAAGTTAAGTCAAAAGTCTGTGTCTAATATATCTATCATTACAGATGACATAGTTCCGGAAGAGTATAAGTCTGTATTTGAAAACGTTATTCCTATTCCGTGGGGAGATGCCGCAGTTAATAGTAGATTCAAAGTTGAAAATCGTTGGAAGATTTACCACGCAAGTCCTTATGACCAAACTGTTGTATTGGATACAGACATGTTAGTATTAGACGACTTGAGTAGTTTCTGGGATACCTTTGAGCATTATGATGTATACTATACAGGCAAGGTATTAGATTATCGTAACAAAACAGTGACCAGTGATTACTATCGCAAAGCATTTACAGCAAATCAACTACCCAATTTGTATTCTGGTTTACATTATTTCAAGAAAGGTGACTTTGCCAAAGAGTTTTACTCATGGGTTGAAGTTATTACCAACAACTGGGAAATGTTTTATGGACACTTTGTTGGCGAACACTATCCAGACCGTGCCAGTATGGATATTACGGCCGCATTAGCCGCAAAGGTAATGGACGTTGCTGAAAAAGTTACCAACACTAAGCATGATCCTGTGACATTCGTACACATGAAGAGTCAAATACAAGGATGGTCTGAGCCCACGGACAGTTGGATGCAGAGTGTTGCAGTATACTTTAATGACGATTGTGAACTAAAAATTGCTAACTATCGTCAACAAGGTGTTTTTCATTATACTGAAAAAGATTTCTTAACAGATAAGATAGTTTCAAAATTGGAGGCACTATGTCTGAAATGACTTTAGAACAACTCATTGCCTACCAAGAAGAACTTAGCAAGCCCACTAGTAACTATGTTTATTTTAATCCAGAGACTGGAGAGATCAAACATATTTCTAACTATTTGATTCCAGAAGAAACAAATTATATTCAAGTTAATAGTGCAGAAATTGCAGATATCCGTAGTAATAAAGATAGTCCAGCAGACTATCATGTTGTTATGGATTTTAAAACCAATGAATACATCATGCAAAACATTGCAGATGGTGACATCCGTAGTTTTAATTGGAATGACGAAGTATACCAGATGCCTAATACAGGCGAAGGCAGTGTTAAATTAGTACAGAACACTACCCAAGGCACTTGGACTTTAACTATTAGTGAACAGATAGTGGGAGTCTTATCAGGCCAATCACATCATATCAACTATAATTTGGCATTTTATTCCACTAAACCCGACGATGTTAATGTATTATATGGGATATTAAAATTTAGAATACTTGATCTTTTAACCACGGGCACATTTACAATCGAACACAAGTCTGCACTAGTACCTACTAGTGTTTACTGCCGTAGAGTTTTTGACAGTTACGTACATATACAATCATGAAAATAAGAATAGCAGAACAAGATATCATTTACCTCAGTTACGATGAACCCAATGCTGAGAAGAACTATGCAGACCTATGCAGTAAGATACCATGGGCCAAGCGTGTACACGGTGTTAAAGGCAGCGATGCGGCGCACAAAGCCTGTGCTGCCTTGAGTGAAACAGAATACTTTGTCACAGTCGATGGTGATAACATCGTTGATCCTGAGTTTATCAATGTCGAAATTGATTTAGAAGAATTGGGTTTGACACAAGACCACGTATTTTCGTGGTGCGGCAAAGTCAATGTTAATAACTTAATGTACGGCAATGGCGGATTAAAGTTATGGACACGTAAGTTTGTTAATAACATGCGTACACACGAAAATTCAGACCCAAGCGACACCAAAGGACTTGTAGAGTTTTGCTTTGATGACAGGTATTATCAGTTTAATGAGAACTACTCAACCAGTATTATCAACGGTAGCCCATTCCAAGCATTTCGTGCAGGGTTCCGCGAAGGTGTAAAGATGAGTTTAGACCAAGGAGCAAAAGTTTCTAGTATTAAAAACATCTGGTGGCAAAACTATCAGCGTCTTTTAATATGGTGTAGTGTTGGCAGTGATGTAGAAAATGGTGACTGGGCAATATATGGCGCTCGTGAAGGATGCTACTTAACAAATTGTACCGACTGGGACTATGCTAATGTGCGTGACTTTGAGTATCTAACCAAGCGTTGGGAAGAACAATACAGTAAAGTTACTCCAGAAATGTTAAAGTACGAAATTATGGGACTTGGAGAAACATTAAAACATGAACTTGACCTTGAGATTTCTTCGTTAGATGATGAAGGTAGCAAGTTTTTTAAGACTGTGTATCAGAATACACCTCGAATTATTAGGAGAAAATAATGGCAAGTAAAATAGATTTTTATCCTAGTGTTAAAGCCGCATTGGATCAAGTGGGTCCAGGAATGTGTCTTGCTAAGTGGAATCAAGTGACTATTCACTTGGCCACAGGCCATACACATAGTTGCCATCATCCTAACACACACAAGATTCCACTGCAAGAAATTGCCGCAGATCCTAGTGCATTACACAACACTGTCTTTAAGAAACAGCAACGTCAACGTATGCTTGACGGCGAACGTCCCGAAGAATGTGGATATTGCTGGAATGTAGAAGACAATGTCAAAGAATCAAACATTTTCAGTGATCGTGTTGCCAAGAGTGCTGAAACTTGGAGTCAAAATTTAGACGAAGTGTTGTCTACTGGTGCAGGAAACTTTAATCCAACTTACATGGAAGTAAGTTTCAGCAACGTCTGTAATTTTAAATGCTCTTATTGTTCTCCAGAAGTATCCAGTAAATGGATGGAAGAAATTGAACAGCACGGTGCTTACCCAACTAGTAACAAGTTTAATAACATTGATTGGTTAAAGAGCATTGACAAGATGCCTATACCACACAAGGACTACAATCCTTATGTTAATGCGTTTTGGCATTGGTGGCCTGAACTATATAAGACACTAAAAGTATTCCGTATCACAGGCGGAGAACCTCTGTTAAGCAAAGATACGTTTAAAGTTTTAGACTACATTATAGAAAACCCTCGACCAGAACTTGAATTAATGATCAACAGTAATCTTTGTATACCAGATGAACTGTTTAAAAAGTTTATAGAAAAAATGAAACGTATTCAAGGCGAAGGCATGATCAAAGACTTTACCTTGTTTACCAGTTGTGAAGCACACGGAAAACGTGCCGAGTACATTAGACACGGATTAGATTATGTTAAATGGTTAGAAAACTGTTCTACCTTCTTGGAGCAAGTACCAAATAGTAGACTTGGATTAATGAGTACCTATAATATTTTTAGTGTTACAAGTTACATGCCTTTTATGAAAGATTTACTGGCATTGAATAGCACTTTTAATCATTACCAGAATCGTGTACACCCATTAATTTTTGATATTCCATACTTGCGTTATCCAGAACACTTGAGTATGACTATTCTTACTCCTGATTATTTAAAACAAGTAGAGGAGCAGGTGACTTTCATGTATCAAAATAGACAAACTGCTAACTGGCAACCACTTGCTGGCAATGGCTTTTACGATTGGGAAGTAGAAAAATTGCAACGTGTTTATCATCTTTTGGAAAGCACATTCAAAGTTGAGGAGCACCTACAGCAGAGTACTGTAAATAAACGCAAGGACTTTGTGAGGTTTGTTGACGAGCATGATCGTCGTAGAGGCACAAACTTTTTGGAAACGTTTCCAGAAATGTCCGAGTTCTACCATATGTGTAAAGCATTGTTATGAAATATATCAGCCACCGAGGAAACTTAACAGGAGTAGATCCTAGCAGAGAAAATAGACCAGACTATTTAATAGAAGCCATCGCTGCCGACTTTGACGTCGAAGTCGATGTCTGGTATATTGACGGAAAGATAATGTTAGGGCACGATGCTCCTACCTACAACGTTGCTTTAAATTTTATTAAGAATGATAGATTTTGGTGTCATGCTAAAAATGCAGAAGCATTAGAATTAATGTTGGCTAATAACGTACATTGTTTTTGGCATGAAAACGACCAACGTGTACTAACCAGCCAAGGATATGTTTGGACCTACCCATACAAACAAATTATTGACAACGCAGTTGTTGTCATTTTAGATAAGGAACTTGATTATGCCTATGTCTCACGAGCAATTGCAGTATGTGGCGACTATGTTCAATCCTGGCGTCAATAAAGTTGCTATTTGCTTTAGTGGACAACTAAGAACATGGCGCCAATGCAAAGATACGTGGATTCATATTCTTGAGCACAGCGGCTCTAGAGATAACATAGATATCTTCTGTCACATTTGGGATTTTAATTCCGTCCCAAATAGCGTGTCTGGTGCAAATAAATCACCAGTGCCTGTTGCAGATAGTGAAATACAAGAAATACTTGATATATTAAAACCTAAAAAATTTTTAGTTGAGTCGTGTAAGGAATTCTCTCCATTTAGCGATACTCAGGCAATTACACACGGACCATTTATCAGTCAATTTTACGGCATCATGCGTTGTGCTAATTTAAAGAGGCAATACGAAATTGAAAACAACCTACAATACAAAGCAGTCGTTCGTGCAAGGTATGACGCATTTTATACTCACAACATGACAGAGTTTTATAGAAATATTCAACCTATGACTATGCACGGGTTTCATATGGGATGGACTCCTACTGAATTCAAAGGACGCATGGGTGACATATTTTGGATCTCTGACAGCGACACGTATGACTTAATTTCTGATTACTATATTAATTTAGGTTATATTGATAAAAAATGGTTTACTAATCCTGGACAAACAACATTTACTCCAGAGTTTGTTTTCTTCCATTACTTAAAGAAAAATAATATTCGGTTGCAAAACAATCACTGGGATGTTAAACTGTTTAGACAAAGTGCAGAATTAAGTTGTGCAAAAAAGGAGGGCGGTTTTGAAGTCTGGTAAAGTTGCAATATGCATCAGCGGTCAACTTCGTACTGGCATTCTTGGACACGATGTTTTTCGTAGATTTTTTGGCAGTTTAGGTAACTATGACGTTTTCTATCATACCTGGACGTTGAAGCCGGACGATAGTTTGAAATTACAGTCCCTGTATAATCCAATAAGATTTGTTGAAGAGCCTCCTATTGATGTAGTCGAAGTTGGTAATTTTGGCAGTATGCTTTATAGCATAATGATGGCTAATGAATTAAAGAAACAACACGAGATTGAAAATAATTTTAGATATGATCTTGTTATTAAGACTAGATTTGATTTAATTTTTCACGAACATGCAAGATTTCCATTAACACCAGTGCTTCCAAGAACAATATATAGTGCCGGTGGCAATGTAGGTATTAACAATACAGACTATGAGCATCATGGTATCAGCGATTTAATTTTTTGGAGTGATAGTCAAAGCATGGATATTGCATCCAACACTTTTAGATATTACAAGTACACAGCATTATATAATGATATCTTTCTTAAAGAAGGTGTTAAGATGGATGTCAGCGACTATTATTTAAGTCCTGGCACAATGATATATCAAAAGACAATAGAAAAAAATATTGCACATATTAGATGGGTCCAAGGCATTAATGAAATACCTTGGAGAGAAGATGTTGCGCACTTAGACCCAACACAAGATTACGATAAAATAAGAGATAGATATGCCAAATTTTAAAAGATTAGTTGTCAGCGGAGATAGTTGGACTTACGGTAGTGAAATACGTGATCCTAAACTACCAGAGAGTGTTAAAGATTGGGACGAACCAAATGATAGTTATCGCTTGCCGAAAATTTGGCCTACAAAGTTGGGCAATCATATTGGTGTGGATGATGTTGTAAATCTAAGTTACCCTGCTGCCAGCAATGATAGAATTGTTAGAAATCTTGTAGGGTGGCTTACACAAGAATACCTTGCCCCTAAACGAGATACCAGTGAACTTTTTGTTGTTGTGGGATTTACTAGTCCTGAACGTAAAGATTTTTACTACAGAAACATTAATAACAAATTTGAACATTTTTGGTACACGTTATGGCCAATGTGGAAGCATCGCTATCCCCAAGAGCCGTTAAATGAATTTGCTGATCTATATGCCGCATATATGTGGAATCCTGAAGAGTATGTGCATAGATATCTTCAGCAAGTATTTTATTTGCAAACATTGTTTAATAACTACGGCATTAAACACTTATTTTTCCAAGCATTTTATCAGCGTAACGATATGCACATTCGTCAGTGGACTGACGATCCTTACAATAGACACTATCAAGGCCAGCCTGACGAGATGGTATGGAACATGATTGATTCTACTCGCTTTATGCACAAGGATGATAAAATTCACAGTTTCCACAATTATATTGTTAATAAAGATACTAGTCCTGGACAAAAAGACAGTATTCTAAATATGCATCCTAGTGAACTAGGACATACTTGGTGGGCCGACCATATGTATGAGTACGGCAAGGAAAATAAACTATGGTAACAGAAGTCGCAATCTGCGGAGATAGTTTTGCTTGTGGATCTGGTATAGATACAAAATATTGCTTTGAAAGAAGTTTTGGAGCATTAGTTGCCGACTCGTTGGATGCATCTTATAAGATTTATGCACGTAGTGGTTGCTGTAACTATATTATCTATTTGCAAGTTCAAAAAGTAATAGAAGATTATAAACATAAAGACAAACCTTTAGTATTAATATCAACTACTAACCATAGCAGGTTTACATTTCCGTCTGATCATGTTACCAAGTCGTATAATAACTATACATTAGAAGATGTTGAATATGATTTGCATGAACCCTATTGTGACAGGGAAGGTTGGCACCGCAGGGATATACCTTTCAAACCTAGTAAGACACCTAAATTAATAAGTGAGACTATTAGTAATTTCCTTCATTTTGCTTCAGGGGACGGTCCTAATCTTGCATACCTATTTAAAGATGTTGATACAAAATTTGCGGCTATAAAAACATTCTATGAAGAATTGTACGACGATTCGATTAAGCAAACAAATGATACTGGTCTTATTTTAATGATGCACGTAATGTTAAAAGAAGCAGGATTTCCGCATGTTATAATGTCCCCAGATCAGCATCAAAATAGATTTATTGGCAAAGAAAACTTCTTACAAAATGACTGGGGAGTTTATTCTCGCAAGTATCCCGATAAAGGTAACAGCGGGCACTGTGACGAGCGAGGGCATGTCGAAGTAGCAGAAAAAATAATCCACCATATTGAAAGAATTGTATCGTGAAATATCTATATGCTAACGGAGATAGTTGGACACACGGCGATGAGATTCCTGATCGCAGTGATATGAATTCTGCCTCAACTCGTTATTACAATACATGGCCATGGTTCCTCAGCCAAAATTTAAACATTCCAGTATGTGTAAATGATGCACAAGGCGGCGCCAGTAATGCAAGAATATTTAGAAGGACCAACGACTTCATTAATAATTGGATTGGCCAAGGTAAAGATTCTAAAGATCTATTCATATGCATAGGGTGGACCAGTCCTGAACGTTCAGAAGTAAGTAGCGGCCAAGGCATTTATAGTGTAACAGTACAGCATTGTCTTAAATTACATAACTTACCAGTTGATGAAAAATCTTTAAAAAAATACCACGAAGCATTTTATGAAAATTACACCGACAGTTATGGAGAACATATCACTGCAATGTATATGATTAATCTGAGAACGCTCTGTAAAGGGCTGGGAATCAAGTATTATGATTTTGTTGCAGTAGGAGAACCCCCGTATCTATGGCAAGAAATAATTAAGAAAAAGTGGAATTTAGAAATAGAAGACATGTACTTGAAATCTTCATGGTTAGAACAAGTATGGAAAAATAATTGGCCAATTTATCAGTATAAGCATCCGACTATCGAAACGCACAAAATTTGGGCAGATGAACTTGCAAAGGAAATCAAATGAATATCATAATGGGACTATGTGGCGATGGTAGTCGTTTTAAAAATGTGGGTGTATCGTTGCCTAAGTTTTTAATGATATATAACGGCGCTCCTATGATTTATCATGCAGTTGAAACTATCAAGATACCGGGAAAAATACATTTTGTTGTTAGAGAAGATCAATTATTAGAAAACAAACATTTAGAAAAATTGCTTCTTGGTCTCGGAGATGAAATTATAGTTTCAAAAGGAAGAACTCGAGGTGCTGCCGAAAGTTTATTGTTGGCAAAAAACTATATCAAAGATTTAAACGCTCCCATGCTAAGTGCTAATTGTGATCAATATTTGTCATGGAATCCGTTTAATTTAACAGATCAAATGCAACGAGAACCTGATGTAAATTTTATTGTTACCTACAAAGAAACAAGTCCAAAATGTAGTTACGTTAAGGAGCAAGCCGGATTCGTAGTAGAAGTACGGGAAAAACGGGTAATTAGTAATGATGCAACAATAGGATTTTATCATTGGGCACATACTCGTGACTTTTTTCAAGACGCCGAACAAATGATAGCAGAAGATCATAAAGAAAATGGCGAGTACTATGTTGCACCTGTTTATAATTATTCTATACAACGTGGCTTAAAAGTTAAAAAATATGCCATTGATAATGCTGAGTTTTGGCCAGTAGGTACACCAGACGACTTTATGCATTTTACCGGCAACACTGCATTTTTTGATTAATATGAAACACGCACACATTAAAGATTTTGTTAAAGGATGGTTCGTAGGAAACTTCGAACCAAGTTTGCTAAAAGCAGACTTTGAAGTAGGTGTTGCAAAACACAAAGCGGGTGAATTTCACCAAGACCATTTTCACAAGAAAGCCATTGAGATTAATGTTGTTCTAGAGGGTAGAATGACCATCAACGGTGAAGAGTTTGGCCCTGGAGACATTTTTGTATTACACCCATATGAGGTAAGCCAAGCCGAATTTATTACTGATGTCACTGTGGTCATTGTAAGAGATCGCAGTGATCCTTCGGACAAATATGAATTCGATATCATTGACAAGTAAGTTTTAGGATAGTATAATTAAAAGATGAAACTCTATTATAACGAAGTGCCTTCGGGGCACTATACTGCTACATTTTATATTGAAAGTAGTACCAATCTTGCAGACGCTTGCGAGGGAGTAGCCATTGGTCAGACTATCGGCAATCCAACAGTTCGCATACCAAAATGGGAAACTGAGGACCTAGTAGAAAAATATAGTGCTAAAATTATTGGAACAAGACAAGATTTAGAAACAAAAAAAGCAGGAACAGTTGTAATTGCTTTTCCTTCAGAAAATATTAACTGGGACAAAGACGGATTCAGTCACTTGCTTTGTGTACTCCTAGGTGGACAATGTGACATAGATACTATTACAAAATGTCATGTATTAGATATTGACGACTGCGGATTGATTCCTAAACTTGCACCTAAGTTTGGATTATCCGGTATTAGAGAATTTACAGGACAATATAACAAGCCGTTACTAGGATGTATTCTTAAACCTAAAATTGGTTTAAATCCAACTGATTATGCAAGTATTGTTAAAGAGATGGTCGATGGTGGCGCTGATATTATCAAGGAAGATGAAATCCTTGGAAGCCCACTATTCTGTAGTTTAGAAGACCGTCTTGAAATTGTTCGTAGTGTAATTGGCGATAAGAAAATTATATATCTTACTGCCATTAACGGTGACGCCAACACTGTGCTTGAAAAAGCACACACAGTCAGTGCCGCAGGTATCAATGGAGTTCACGTTAATGTGTGGAGTGGATTAGGCACGTATCGTGCAGTCCGTAAACAGAACTTGCCTGTTGCTATTCACTATCAAAAGAGTGGTGACAAAGCATTTACTCACGAGGGTAATGCTTATAGATTTAGTTGGTAGGTGTTGATACAATTCATGCAGGCATGTGGGGCTCCTATCTAAGTGACGATCCCGTTGAACTTAAAAGACTTATGGACATGTTGACAAGTCATAATGTTGTGCCTGCACTAAGTTGCGGAATGAATGCTACGCTGATTCCTAAAGTAACAGAAAAGTTTGGTGTTGATTATCTAGCCAACGTAGGTAGTGCATGTCATAGTCATCCTGATGGTGTATATGCAGGTGTTAAAAAATTAAGAGATGCAATTGATGCAACAGGTAATCACGCTTAAAGGCGGCAGTCTTAATTCGACTTCATTACACATAGATGGAGATAAGAAATTTGTAAGAAAACTTATCTCCACTAGTGCTGATAGAGAATATGGATATGTACGCTGGTACAGTCAGTTAAAAAAATTACAAAGATTCAATGCACTAGTTCCAGGGTGTGTTCCCCAAGTGTATGATGCCGGTATTACAGAAGACGGAGCATACTTCGATATTGAATATATTGATGCAAAAGATATTAAAACATTATTTAAAGAAAATGCACTAACGCGATATCAGACAGAAAGGATGCATAAATCTTTGTGGTTTACTTTTGATAGATTACACAGCCACAAGTACGCACCAAACGTTAGTAGTCTTAAACTTTACTTCCAGGAAGAAGTTCTGCAAAAACTCAATGATGCTAGACAGTTTCTAGAGTTTGAGCAGTTTTATAATTTAGATGTATATGTACATCAAGGCGAAACTTTTAGCGGAATTAAAAATAAAATTGAACAATTTTCTAAATTGTTTGATGAAGTAATTTCCTCCGAATGCTATGTACACGGTAATCCTACATTGGAAAATATTCTATACAATCCAGATACTGATAAAATCGTGTTCATAGATTTGTACGAAGAAGGCATAGTCGACAGTCAGTTTATGGATTACAGCCAAGTACTTCAATGTAGCAATAGTTTGTATGGTTTGCTCAATGACGGAGTTCTTAAAGTTAACGGCAATATTACAGATTTTTCTATAGATCCAGTCCCTGAAAATCTCATATATTTTAATGAGTTATTCAATGACGAATTAAAATACAGATATCCTGCTCACTATAAATTGGTAAAACTATTTGAAGCAACTCAATTTTTCCGTATGTTGCCTTTTAAATGCCATGCAGATAACATAGAAGCAGCCAAGTTTTTTTACGCCCATGCTTGCAGTCTAGTAAATAGATTACTATGACATGGCGTGTAAAAACTTCTCTTCCTATAGAATTTGAAATCAACAAAGTTCCTGATGCCCTAGACTTTTGGGTAATTCCAGGTCAGCGTCGTATTGCAATCGTTGATCAAATAGTGTATAATCTATATAAGGAAAGAATTCCCAAAGGTGTAGAATTATTCATTATTGAATCTACAGAAGCCGAAAAACATTGGGCAAATGCAGAACGTGTATTGGCATTTTTTGAAGAGAAAAATGTCTTACGTAGAAGTGAACCTATTATTGCAATAGGCGGTGGTGTACTATTAGATTTAGTTGGTTTTTGTTGTAGCATTTATCGCAGAGGTATTCCGTATGTTAGAATCCCTACAACATTGTTAGCCATAGTCGACGCCAGTGTAGGTGCTAAGACTAGCATTAATCATTTTGGTCGTAGAAATCGTATTGGTAGTTTTTACCCTCCTGTGCAAACTCTTATTGATACGAGTTTTATAAAAACACAGGACCGTAGGGAAATTTCCAACGGTATGGCAGAAATATTAAAGTTGGCAATTGTATTAGATCATCGTCTTTTTGAAATGATGGAACTGGCTCCTCATCAGTTGTTAACACAGAAATTTCAAAATCTTGCTTTAGCAGATCAAATTATTGATCGTGCAATCACTGGTATGACGCAAGAGTTAAATGATAATCTGTGGGAACGAAATTTAAAACGACCAGTAGACTTTGGACATAGTTTTAGTCCAGTAGTTGAAATGAAGAATGTGCCCAACTTATTACACGGTGAAGCAGTTATTTTGGATTGTTTGTTGAGCAGTTGCATAAGCAATCTTAGAGGATATCTGTCCAACGAAGAGTTAGAACGTATTTTTACAGTAATTAAAAATTGTGGACTTGCTACAGAACACGAAGATTTTTATAACGTTGATTTATTATGGAGTGGTTTAAAAGACGTAATGAATCATAGAAATGATAATCAGTATTTGCCTATACCTACTAGTATAGGACGTTGTGAAATTATCAACGATGTTACTTATAGCGAGATTCAACAAGCAACACAGAGATTAAAGAGTTTACAATGAAAACAGTAGTTATTACAGGAACAAGTAGAGGACTAGGCCTATCCATTGCTAAGAAGTTTATCAATGCAGGATGGCATGTTATTGGGTTGGGTAGAACGGCCCCTGACAAATTAGAAAATTATACGCATTACACAGCAGACATTGCGAATATGAGTCAAGTTTTTTCTACGTTCGATACCATACGTAAAACTAAAACTAATATTGATTTGTTAGTTAATAACAGCGCGGCATTCCATGCCGGGTCGTTTGACACACTGGAGTACATTGATATCTGCACAATAATAGATACTAATGTTAAAGGTACAATGTATGTGACCATGGAAGCATTAAAATCCATGACCGCGGGTAGTAGAGTTATTTTTATTAATAGTGTCGCTGGCATTAGAGAAATACAAAATCAAAGTTTGTATTGTGCTAGTAAAGCCGCATTGAAAAGTTTTGCTGGCATTATTGGACAAGAACTACGCAGTAGAAAAATCAAAGTTTCTAGCATTCATCCCGGCGGCATCAATACCACATTGTGGAATGAACAAAATCCGTATCCATGTGGTCGTGCAGAAGATGCACTAGATCCAAACATAGTTGCTGATGCAGTATTTCATATTGCAGAAGTTCCACACAATACAGAGATTAAAACAATTACAATGTTCCCAGAAGTGGAGTGGCACTAATGTACGATATTGTTTTTATTAGTTACGGCGAACCAAATGCCGAAGCAAATTGGGAACGTCTTAAAAAGCGTTTTCCTTTGGCTAAACGTGTTAAGGATGTTACAGGTATTCATCAAGCACACATTGCCGCGGCAAAAAAAGCATTTACCAAGATGTTTTGGGTAGTAGATGGCGATGCAGAAATATTAGACGATTTTAACTTTGATCATGAAGTCAGTGAATACGATTTAGATGTTGTGCATGTATGGCGCAGTCGTAATCCTATTAACGATTTAGAATACGGCTATGGTGGCGTCAAATTATTGCCACGTAAACTAACATTAGATATGGACATTACTAAACCAGACATGACTACTAGTATTAGTACAAAGTTCAAAGCCATGGAACAAGTATCTAATATTACTGCATTTAATACTGATCCATTTAACACCTGGAAATCAGCATTTAGAGAATGTGTAAAACTTGCCTCTAAAGTAATTGACGGTCAAGTAGATGAAGAAACAGAAGTACGATTAATGACTTGGTGTACCTATGCTGACAAACGACAGTTTAATGACTGGGCATTCCTTGGCGCGGAAGATGGCAAAATGTATGGAATGATGAAAGCAGGTGATATAGAAGCCTTAAGTAAAATAAATGATTTTAAGTGGTTGCATGAATTCTTTTCAAGATATCCCGTTTCAAAAAATAGTTAAGTTCGGACAGCGAACTATGCTGGATCGTCCCTTATTCAACACTAGTTGGATACTGGGACGTTTTTGTAATTACAACTGTAATCAGTTCCATTGGTCGTTCAGCGGAGGCGAACCTACCGCTTATAAACAGTTACTAGATCTAGTAAAACATCTAGACGAAACAGAAAGTAGTTATCAGAGTATTCATATGACTACTAATCTAAGTCCTGGATCGAAATGGTGGAACACCTGGTGTACTAATACATCACTGTTACAACGTAGAAGTATTACAGCATCTTTCCATGATGAGTTTGCCAAGGAGCAAGAGTTTGGAGACAAGTGTTTACAGTTAATGTATGAACTTGTTCATGTAACAGTTAATCAAGTTATGGTTCCTGAAAAGTTTTATGAACTATACGAGAGAATGGAACGTTTTCATAAACGTGGTATTAACGTAACACTAAAACCGCAAAGCGACCCTACTGCTAGTGGTATTGTAGATGGCTACACTGAAGATATGATTCACAAGATGCAAACAGGATTTCCACAAAGATCCAACGGCGAAGACATTTATCAAATTGCGTTATACGATGATAAAAAGGAATACTTATTTGATCAAGCAGAACGCTTTAATGCGTTTGGATTTAATAAATTTACAGATTGGACTTGCAATGCAGGATATCAAAGTGTTATAATAAGAGGTACAGAAGTTAAACGAAGTTATAGTTGTCATGATCAATCATTGGGCAATATATTAACAGGGTTTGATTTGTTTGATACTCCTAAAAAATGTATTACTCCTAGTTGTGTTAGCAGTGCAGATAGTAAAATACCAAAAAGAAAATGAATAGACTAATAGTATTTGGATGTTCTTTAGCCTACGGAGTAGGGTTGAAGGATTGCTGGCCAAACGCTATTAAACCTAGTAAACTAAGTTGGCCACAATTAGTTGCAGACGTAATGGGTCGAAAATTAATTAATAAATCAGCACCGGGGTCATCTAATAAACGAATATGGTACACACTTAGCAAATTTAAATTTAAACCGGATGATATTGTTATAATTTCATGGACGTTTCCTAACAGACATTCAATTATTAGTTCTCCGTGGAAAGTACATGATTTACATCATAATCTTATCGACACTGATGTTTCTTCGGAATCATATTTTAAAGACATATACTCTACGTACGATTCTTACATTACATCTAAGTTGTTAATAGATCATGCAAATAGATTGTTATTAGAAAAAAATATTACTACACATAATTTAATAGTTGAAAAATACTTTAAACATGTAATGGGCGACTATAAGGTACTCCCGTTATATATGGGTGTATACGAAGAACTTTATCCTAGAGCGTTAGATGGTGATCATCTAGGACAAGAAGGACATACAGCATTTGCAAGAGATTTACTAAATGCAATTGGTATTAAGCATAATGTAGTTAGTAATACTAAACCTTACAGTTTTTTTAAACAATTAAAGAATTTAATATGCAAATAGATACAGAACATCTGCACCACTGGATGCAGGCCATTAGACAAAGTCCAGATCCTATGCGGACCATGGATGCCTTTTGGTCAGGTCAACTTAAAAGTAAAGAATGGTTGATAGTTAATCTTAGAGCACATGTAAAAAAGTTTGTTAGTATTGACATTCACGGTGGATGGGTTGGTGTACTAGCCAGTATGCTATTTCAAAGTGATGTTCCAATTATCAACATCCGTAGCATTGATATTGATCCTGCCTGCGAGCCTATTGCTGTTAACATGAACAAGATCGAAGAAATAGTAGGCAAATTTCGAGCAGTTACAGCAGATATGTGCGCTATTCGCAGTGATGCAGATGTAGTTATTAACACTAGTTGTGAACATATAACTCAAGATCAATATGACATATGGTTAAGTGGCATGCCACATAACAGTCTTTTAGTACTACAAAGCAATAATTACAATATAGAAGAGCATGTTAGGATTGCTAACAGTTTGGAAGAATTTAAACAACAATGCGGCATCAATGTAATTTGGGCCGGAGAGTTGGAATTACCACTATACACTAGGTATATGGTTATAGGAAAACAATAATGAAAATTTTAATGACAGGTACAAGTGGCTTTATAGGACAACACCTAGAGCCATTATTAAAAGAGCAACACGAAATTTATTCTTTAAAAAGTGACTTGCTAGATTTTGACGCAGTTACTAAAGAAGTGTTGGACTTTCAGCCTGACATTATTGTACACCTCGCCGCACGTACAGAAGTTGAAAAGAGTTTTTACGAACAAACAACTTTTAGTCAAATTAATTATGTGGGTAGTGTAAATTTGATCGAAGCCGCATCTAAGGTTCCTACACTGAAAAACTTTGTGTTTGCCAGCACAATGGAAGTCTACGGTTGGCAACCCATCAGTGATGTCGTACAGAGTGGACGAGTTCCTGAAGTATTTGAAGCATTCGATGAAAACACATATCCAAATCCTAATGCACCTTACGCTGTGGCCAAGTATGGAGTTGAGAAATATTTAGAATATGCACATCGTTGTTTAGATTTGCCCTTTACTGCTATTAGACAAACCAACTGTTACGGCCGCAAAGATAATGACTTCTTTGTTACTGAACAGTTTATCATGCAGATGCTGACTAATCCACATGAAGTAGAATTTGGTTATGCAGAGCCTTATCGTAACTTTATCTTTATTGACGACATGTTGAGTGCATGGACTACAATTATTAATAATCCCGCACTGGTAAACACAGGAAAGATTTTGACCATCGGGCCAGACAATCCAATTAAGATTAAACACTATGCAGATATGATTGCAACGAAACTTAATTGGACAGGTAAAATTCATTGGCATCGTAAACTACATCGTCCTGGAGAAATCTATTGGTTAAACAGTAATCACAACTTGCTTACCAAGTTAACAGGGTGGATACCTCAAGTAACTTTAAGTGACGGATTAGATAAAACTATTGAAATTTGGAGAGAGAAATTAAATGTTAAATGAATTACAAGTACACTGGGACAACAAAGTTGTTGACTACGATTTAGAAAAGTATAACTGGCCTGCGTGGGCACTGGGTGTAATTCAAGAAGTCGCTCCGCAAATTAAAGAATTAGAAACAATGCACGAGTTTTTAACTCCTGCAGAAATTGTCAGAGTAGGACAGCATGTACAAAATGCATGTAGTCGTAGAGATTTTATGGAACGCTTTGATGAGTTTGCCGAAAGCATTGTGCCACAGCGTATTGGCAATAAGCGATATATGATTCAACGTCAAGGAACGCTACGAGTTGTCATTCCTAACCAAGCAAAGGTTGGACGTAGGCTTGCATTTCATCAAGGTATTTTCGTAGGCAATGGACGTGGATGCAGAACTATCTGGACGCCATTTACTCGTGCAGAAAAGACCAACACTATGTGGATGTTGGATCTAGCAGTTAGTCGTGAGATTACTAAAAAGGTGCTTGCTGAAAAGTGGAGCATGGAAAAGTTTGAAGAAGAAAGTTTAAAACATGCGTGGCCAGTGACATTAGATCCAGGGCAAAGTCATTTATTCTTTCAAGAACACATTCACGGTAACGTAAATAATGATGAAGGCTACACCCGTGTTAGTATGGACATGCGTATTCTAATTGAAGGTGAAGAATGGGGACGTAGACTACCAGGAGGTTTTATGCGTTTACCAGGCGACTACGAAGTTACAGAAGTAATGGATTATACAGGTAAGAGTTTTATTACTTACGCCGGGTGGAATAGTAAATTCAGCAAAGACATTCCGTTACCCATGCAACGTGCTATCATCGAACCCTACTGCCAAAAGAATAAGATTTCTTACACAAGTTACGAATTTGAAAACGAACACCTTGACTGGCAACCGGGACTTGAGTATTATATTAAAGAACGTCCAGATGGTATTGTGTTATGTAGTATGTATTGTCTAACAGATGATGTTCAACGCCGCAGTGAAATATTACAACTAGCATTAGACTTAGGTGTTGAACTACACTTTGCCAACGAACTAACAAGTTTAAAAACCAAAAAAGATTTAGAAAAGATCGAAACTTATCTAAACTTTGCAGTGCCTAAAAAAGGTCTTTACGTCTGGGAAGAATAATGAGAGGACATATAACACCTCATTGGGCTAGAGATCAGTTGCCTTTTGTTAATTACGAAAGTCAGGAAAATATACAACGTGGGTTCTCTCCCATTGATTATGGAGATGTTTACTCACAAGTAGAAGTATCTATGAATATACACAAAGGTCTACACTCTTTATTTGACATTTTTAAATTAGAAGATTCTTTTAATTGGTTGTCTAATATGATGTATGCTGTGCATTGTATGAAACCCGGGTGTGCATTACCAGAACATTCAGACAAGTATCCTTACTTTATTAAAACAACTGGTGCTGATATCAATTCTATACAGCGTATAATTATATTCCTTGAAGATAAAAAACCTGGACACAGATTTACACTTAATGGTGTTGATTTAGATAACTGGGTTGCTGGAGATTGGATTAGTTGGATCGGCACTGATAGTCACGGTGCTTACAATGAAGGTACTGAGAATCGTTACACTTTACAGATTACTGGAATTATTCGCGGATTAAATCCAAAGTAACACAGTGAAACCCGCCACCTAATGTGCGTTGTTGTCTCGCTGGCAGCATCGCACATTCTATTTTGTGATTCTCTAATGCTTTTCTTAATTCGTGTTGATGATCTGGTATTGCCGCTAGATTAGGATTTACAGAAAAGATATTCATTGCTACCCATTTACTACTATTGCAGTAACCAGGATAGTGTGCAATTTCTCCAGGATCAGGTGCCCACACAATATCCCAATTTTGTAAAGGCTTGGGTAATTGATCAACGCTTTTTATTCTACTAGGATTCAGCAACATCAATCCTTCTCTTAGTAATGTAATAGTGCTGTCAATGTGCATGTAACTATACACACCTTCCAATGTCCATACACGTTTATTACCTACTAGACTTTGTAGATATTCTGCACCTTGCTTATTACCACTGTTGCTAACAAGATAGATTAAGTCATCGTTGACACGTAATATGTTTGCGGCATCAAAACACGGTTGCGTTTCATTTAAAGCAAGTGTGTCCTTATCTCCTAGACAGTTTAGATTATACAGTTCGTCGTTGCGATTTAATGGTGCTTCGATGTATCTTGCACCCAGCATGTGTAAAGGTTGAAAATGTTCGTGCATAGCCAAATACTCTTTGTGTCTTGCACGTAAAGGTTGTGGCGATGCTAGTATCATATCTCTATAAACTAGCACACTGTCTCTAGGACAATAATTATAATAGTTAGGTAATGGTGTACGTTTTGGTCTTAGTACCTCTACACTTTCGCCTTTAAGGAAATTGCAAAACGCTTCTAGATCTTCGTTGGCTTCATCGATTACCTGTTGTGGATAAAGACCTTGTGGTATATTCTTTTCGTCTTTTTTGTCTGCGTAATTGACTACACGCAAACTGATATCTAAAGGAGGAATAGTCGCACCATCGGCAACTCCTACAATAACACTCTTTAAAGGACTCCACTCGTTTTTACTTAACATTTTTGAATACTTTCATTTTTGATAAATCTGGATAGTCATCGTTAGACCATATTTTAGGAGGAGTTTTCATTGCATTAACAATTTTATTCAATCCTAGTTCTGCTGTTTCCGGAGTCATATAATAATGATAACCTAACATAGATATATCTTGTTCAGCCCACGGAACATTCGGAATACGTCCATCGTAACTCATCATTTTTAATACCATAGCCGCTTCAGGGTCGTCGCACAGTATTACACCCCCTCTACCGAGACTAAGGTGTTTTCTAAATTGAAAACTTATGCACATCAATGTGTCTTTAATATAACTGTCTTTATGCCAAAGCACTGCGGCATCGATAATTTGTTCTGTTATATAGTAATAGTCCTGCCACGTTTCTTTTCTAAAATTCCAGTCAAGATCTAATTTTACAAATGTCATAGGAACAGAAAGATATGTATTACTAGGGCAACTTGCTTGTTTTATATTTTTATATCTTAAACATAATTCAAGAGCATGTGTGCATGAATCTGTGGCTACAGCATATGGTGCAGAATAAAATTCTGCTACTACGTCTTCAAATTTAGAAACTACATCAAAGTTTGACATAATCTTTCCTAGGGTCGTCAGCAGGAAACTCGCCAGGCCACATTTCGTACATTGCTAAACTTTTCTTCCATTCGTCTACATTTAGTTCCCATACATTTTGATCGCATCCTCGATAGTGTGTTTCTTTAACCCACGAAAATCTTCCTAACTCGGCTTGCATAGGAAACCACAAATTATTAACCCGTTGTTGACTGCCCATTGGATTGGCGTTACTTGTAGCGAAAAATCTTTTACCCTCTCCGGCCCACTGAATACTTATAGGTATAAAAAATTGTGTAGCACAACATTGTTGTTCTACAATAATTGTTTGCTTAGTATGCGGCCATGGCTTGTGAGTTTCGCTGGTAAATGTACAAGTTCTTGCTAGGATTCTATAAGTGTTAGGACCCATAACATCATCAAAACTATGTATACACACTCCTCCGATGAACTTGCCATTGTACTCTAACATCCAACCTGCCCATTCACGCTCGTTAAGAAAACAGTCAAACATTGTTTTTTGACTGTGGTTATTTTCATAACCACGTCGTCCTGCTTCGGAGTAGAACTCAGATAAATCTAAATCGGGGCTCCACGGAATAATTTTATACGTCATTAACTTTCCATCCAATTACCGTCTTGATTAGAACAATAAACATCTATTTTATTACGCAATTGATCAAGTTTTTCTTGATCGTGTCTAATGTTAGAAATGATAAAATAATTCATAATTGTACTAGTGTGTAAGAAAAAACGTTTCTTGTTTGCTAATAACAAATCAATGCTATCGATAAAATCTACACAGTGAAATTCAATATCTAATAACTTAATTTTATTCCAGTTTTTAAATACTTGATCATTATCTCTCATTAATAATTCTGCACCGCCCTGAGCACTGTTTAGTCTAGGCTCCATATCCAAATTTTTAGATCGAGCCCAGTCTTCTGCAAACGTTTGATAATTCACACCATTCCAATTTTTGTAGAGATGTTGTTTGAACTCGATGTTGCGAGGATTTATATCGTAAAATACAATTTTATTAGCATTACTAGTCAGCGCCATATTTTCTCCAAGCAGTCCGTTGGCCGGAGCAATAACAACATCTGCTTGTATATGGGGAGCGTTTCCGTCCCATTGCCATACATTTACATATTCAAATGATAAAAATTTTCGTAAGATAGATATTACAAGTCTTTGTGTTTCTTCTAATTCGGAAGAAACTGTGAGTGTTTTTAAACATTCTTCAAATAGTTCTGAACCAGTTGTTGGATAACAATATCCCCTTGCGGCAAGTTTAAATCTGTCTTTGTCCAACTCTAAATTTTCTACTAAATCATCTATGGCTACAAAATCTTTATGAAAATCTGGATACCTCCATTCAGCATCAAAGTTAACTACCCTATAACCTTTTAGCAACGAATGTTCCATGACTTTTGTCCCAAATCCAATATCTCTTGTTACAACAGTTTCGGATAATCCAATGCTTAACGGAGCATGACCGTCGTTCATATCTCCCTGACCTCTAATAAATGCAGGTCCATTGTCTGTATATGTATTTTTAAAATTTAAATCACAGTCTTTAAAAATTTTAGTATTAAGTATAAAACATTGTTCGTGCAAGTGCGGAGTGCGATCTTCAGGATACCACATTAAATGTCCCATAAGTCCAACATCGTCTGGCATGTTGCGTATTTTCTCCCAGAGATGATCACGATTAACAACAATATCTCCAGCCGTTTCAACAAACAACCAATCTGCTTGATCTAGATATTGTGCTATGTCTTCATAGTTGTCTACAACATGCATAGGGTACTTTCCTTCGCACAATTGATGTTGACCAGCCAACGTCAACTGTAGCATCTTTTTGTCTAACCATTCGCTGTTAGTATAAGTCTTGACTGTGATAAAAATAACCTGATTCATCTTGTTTTTCCAATGCAGTGGTCATCATGTCTTTCCATTCTGGAGTTGAATCATGATGATGTATAATTAAATGATAACGATCTTCGTTGCTGTTGTTATAAACACTGTGTTCATAATTGAGATTCATAGCATACGCAGTACCAGGCGGAAAGTCTAAAATATCGCCAGTTCCCCATATCCAGTTACATCCCGGTGGGTTAGTCAGTGCCACATTTATCGGCTCTGGACAACTTATTGGACTGTCGTTGTGTAAAGAAATATATCCGCCCGCTTCTAACAACATAAATCTTACACGCCCGTATTTTTTACTAGGAAATATATTCTTAAGCCAATTTACAGTTATAGGACACTGATCGGCGATTTCGGTCCAGTGTAAGTCTTTAGCCGCCTCATTAGCGTTAGCGTATCCATACGCATCCCAACTCATAGGTTTGTCTAAACCTAGTCCGTGTATTGGCAAACTCCACCATCCTTTATGATCGTACCCGTCGTTATCTCTATAAAGAATAAATTTTGATCGTAGTGCTTTGGCCTCTTCAGCCATTTCTTCAAACGGAACAGGTAAGTCAAGTTTTAAACACTTGGCATCACTAAACAAATATTGTCTAGAATTTGGTAAAGGGTCTTTGCTAAAGTTAAAGGTCATAATATACTTATTTTATTTTACCACGGTGACAAATAAAAGTAAATATCATGACATGTTTAAATTTAACGAACTTCGTACTATCCATTTAGAAATAACCAATAACTGCCAAGCCAGTTGTCCAATGTGTGCTAGAAATTATCATGGCGGACAAGACAATCCTTTATTAAAAATTAATAATTGGACACTTAAAGATTTTCAAGATATATTTACGTCTGAAGTGATTGCTCAAGTGCAAGGCATATACTTCTGCGGAAATTTTGGTGACCCGTTGTTGAACAACGATTTTTTAGATATGATCAAATGGATAGTACCTCAAAATCCACATTTAGTTATTAACATTCATACCAACGGTGGACTACGCAATACTGCATGGTGGAAAGACCTTGCACAAAGTTTGCCTCAGAATCACATGGTGGTATTTGGACTAGACGGGTTAGAGGATACACTACCGTTATATAGAGTCGGAGTTAACTACAACAAAGTTATTCAAAATGCTCGAGCATTTATCACTGCCGGCGGCAAAGCCGAATGGGCATTTATTAAATTTAAACACAATGAGCATCAAGAAGAAGAAGCAAGACGCATTGCTAAAGCAATGAATTTTGCAGTATTCACTCTTAAAAACTCTAGTAGATTTTTAGGAGAGCCTAAATATAGAGTGATTGACAAACATGGTGATGTAACGCATTACATTGAACCTCCTACAGATAACAAGATGCATTTTATCAGTAAGGATATGATTAACAACTACAAGACCACTGTACTTCCGTTAGAAATTAAATGTAAAGTTCAAAACGATAAAGAGATCTATATAGATGCTTACAAGAATATTATGCCTTGCTGTTGGCTTGCAAGTATTCCTTATACACAATATGATTATGATAATGTAAACGCATCTTTACGTTACGAGATAAAACGTCAGCATTCTGAGTTAGTTGCTGATTTGGGAGACACTAGTGCAGTAACAGTTGGTGTTAAGAATGTAATCGATTCAGATGTGTGGCAATCTGTTTGGGAAACTTACTGGACTACTAAGAAATTAATCATGTGTGCTAGGATTTGTGGCCAAAGCGCAGAAATATCTCGCCCAGGTGATCAATTCTTAGAAAGACAAAATTTAGACAGTTGATGTCTTAATGATAAACCCTGCTTGTTCTCCTATACGAACAAGTTCATCCATGGCCGCTTGGTCTCGAGGATTTACTAACATTTCTCTGTCAGTTAATTTTTTGATACCAGTCATCTTGCCTTCTTTAAGGGCACGATTCATCCATCGTGTAATGGAGATTTGAATAATGTGTTTCCAATCATAGTCACCGCCTTCTACAGTAAAGCGAACCCACCCGTCTGTAACATCTGGCAACAGTACTCTGATGTTTAAATGAATACGCTCATGTGCTCCAAAGTTACTAGCAACATGTACGTTACCGGTGTTCATTGACCACACAGTTCCGTCTACTGGTAAATGGTACATCTGATTTTCTTCTAAGTCTATGATCCTGCAATACTCGTTGGTAATAATACTCATATGTAACCGATCATCGGGATCGCAGTGCGCCATGTAACTTTCTTCGGCTTTTAACTTTAGCAATCGTGCTTCGCCTACATTGCCCAACGCTTCTAAAACATTGCCCAGTGGAGTTCCTACGAACTCAGGTTTGGTTTGATACGGCCCATTAAATAAACGCCCTTCAGCAGTTTCATTTAATTGGATATACCGTTCGAAATAGGGCAATGCTTTAACTTGTTCTATAATTGGGTCTATCGGAAATGCATGGTCTAATTTTTTTAACATTTAAATACCTATATGAATATAAAACAGTTGTACGATTTAACACCCTACACCAATATCCTGCACGAAATAGATGGTGTTTATTTTCCACTTGATAAAGATTGGAAAAACATTGCTATTAGTGTCAGTGGCGGCGCAGATTCTGCACTACTTGCTTACTTATTATGCGACTTAATTCAAAAGAACAATTATGATATCACTGTTCATATTATCACGCATGTACGTTGCTGGAAAACTCGTCCTTGGCAACGGTACAACAGTTTAGATGTGTATACTGCACTTTTAGAGAAATTTAGACACATACGATTTGTAAGACATGAAAACTTTTTACCACCTGATTTTGAATGGGGAAATAAAGGCCCCACAATAGTCGATGAGTATGGCGAACTTAATAGCGGAGATATTATTGAAATTAGAGCATTTGCTGAATACATTGGGCACAAAGAAGACGTAGATGCTTACTTTAATGCAGTAACACATAATCCAGATATTGAAATCGAGGGATCAATGAGCCGTCGTGATATTGAACCTGTGCCAAATAACGTTAAGAAGATGATAACAACACATATGGGTAAAGTTAGTTCTCACCCTTTTAGATTTGTTGATAAGAGTTGGATCTATAAACAATATCAGAGTCTAGATATTTTAGATTTATACAATCAAACTAGAAGTTGTGAAGGCGAGTTTAATGAAATAACTTATGAAACTTATATACCAGGACAATATGTGCCTAAGTGTGGCAAATGTTTTTGGTGTTCTGAACGTGCATGGGCAGAAAAACAATAATGGATATCTATCACATCTGGGCAGACAAACAGGGTGACATCAGCGACCTGGACTGGGTCAACAACATGAAATCTTTTCTTGATCACTTAGTTGATGAAGACAAGATGGTAAGTTATAGAATTACTAGATGTAAAATGGGATTTCGTAGTATGGATATTCCTGAGTGGCATATTATGATGGAGTTCAATAATATGGCACAGTTAGAAACAGCATTCCAACGTGTAGCACCGTTAGAAGGTGAACTCGAAGACAAACACCGTAGTTTTAATCAATTTGTGTCGGGAAACATCCAACACGCATATTACAGGGATTGGCCAGATGGACAAAATTAAATTAAATAGTTGGGATGAGTTGCAAAAGTTAGAAGCAGTTATTGTTGGTAGTGTCTATGACTCTACTTTTTTCGATGGTGTAAAAAATAATAGAATTGCTAGTGTACTTAAAAAGATTGTTGACGAAACTAACGAAGATATCGATTACTTTAAAAGTCAATTAAAAAGTCACGGTGTGCAGGTATTGCAAGCATTGCCCAAGGAGTTAGGTTACAAAGATAGTATACTTGACTATGTGGATGTTAATGGTAAGATGGGATTTGCCAGTGGTAGACCCGATCTCATTAAAAAGAATATGATCCCTACTAGCCCATTACAAGTCAGAGATGATAGTATAGTAATGGGCAATAAGTTATTAATTACTGATAGAACTTTTGAAGTAGAAGGATATGTTAAAAAATTTATAGAATGGTTTGGCGAGGATCAGATTGATCTTAGTATCTATAACGGCAAGATGGAGTTTAAACGTAGTGAGTTAAATCTTATTGCCGCAGCCAAAGACAGAGGGTTACCAGAAGATTACTTTATTAAAAATCCTGACCCCAATGTAATGAGTTTAATGGGATTTTGTAGTCCTAACTTAACACGAATAGGTACCACCTGTATGGTCGACTTATGGCAGAGCGCCGACATCCTGGAGTTTCTGAATGAGCGTTATCCTCAGTTCTCTTATAAAGATGTTTGCATAGGCGGCCATCTAGATGGTATCTTTAGTGTAGTCAAGGAAGGAGTAGTGATTGCAGGTCCTTGGTTCAAAGGCTACGAAAAGTTATTCCCAGGTTGGGAAATAATCTACTTTAATGATCCTAACTGGGATAACGTTAAGCAGTGGTACAAACTAAGAGATAAAAATAGAGGGAATTGGTGGGTTCCAGGAGAAGAGAGCAATGATCAGTTCACTGAATTTGTTGAAAGTTTCTTACCTAACTGGACAGGATTCTGCGAAGAAACTATTTTTGACTTAAATTGTTTAGTCATTGATGACCGACATGTTGTAGTTAACAGCGACAACCCTGAGTTACTTAAACTATTAGAGTCAAAGGGCATTACTCCTATTGTATGTCCGTTACGTAACAGATTCTTCTGGGATGGCGGCTGGCATTGTCTTACATTAGATGTTAAACGTAGTGGAGGTCAACGTGATTATGGAGTATGAAGAATATCTAACCAAATGGGTAGAAGAAGTATTATCAGTTCCACATGATTTGTTAAACAGTTTGCCTATTTGTCCTTTTGCAAAGTCTGCAATATTAAAGAATCAAGTTAAATTTATTCGCACATCTGATTATGTAAAAGACATAGTAGAAAAATTAACAGCATGGGATGATAATGATCATGCTGTACTATTTGTTTGCGATGACGATGTAGATCCTATTAAGTTTGCAGAAGACATCAAACAACTCAACAAACAGTTTCTTCCTCAGGACTTAGTACTATTAGAAGATCATGTAAGCATTGAGGAATCATTTCACGGCATTAAATTTAATAACGGAAAATATAATATTGTTATTGTACAAAGATTGCATAGTATTAATGAAGCCAGCCGTTCTTTAGAACGCGGTGGATATTATATCAACTGGAATGATGATATGTACAATGATGTAGTTAGATGGCGGTTTGAATCAAACACCTAATATTTCAAAACCTTGTAGTTTGAACATATAGGACTCAATTGATTCAAAGTACATAAATCGATATCCTCGATTTCGGTAGATTGCACATTCATTCTGCAAACTATTTAAACCTAGTCTTAGTTTAGGATTGCGATAATCCCATGCATGATGGTCTATAACAATGCTTTCGTTATCCCAAATACGATACATGCTCCATGCTATTAATCGATCTTGCTCGTAGTAACCAAATACCTCAGTGCCTGGAACTAAGAATCTACCAGGTACCATTGGCATGATACTTTTAAAATTTTTATGCAGGCAATATGCTTTATAAACTCTGTTGATTTCGTCAACAGGCACTGGATTCAATAAGTGTGCATCCAATGTAACATTGTATGTAGTTTTTGTTAAATCTATACGAGCAAATCTCATTGCTTGGTCTTGGTTGCTTTGATATCAGTACCGCAGTGACAGTATTCTCTGGGGCACAAAAACGATTGCCCTAGCATATCGATTGTAAAATTGTTCCAATTTCCCAAATGTCTAGTTCCACATGTACCTAAACTAATATTACTGGTTGGATTAATTACAATAACCTCACTGCCAACTTCGCAATCCCATCCTTGAAATTTATTTAAATCATTCTTCATTAATTGATCAGGGTCTAACCTATCTATAGAGCCATCGTTCCACATGATTGTTGAGCCTTGATCTTGCAACCAACTATATTTTATCAGCCCTTGTCTAACTTCTTCTTGAGTAAAATTTAAAATGGGTGCAGTATTTTCGTAAAAGTCTAATTGTTCCTGTGTATAGTCATGGTAGAACCATCCAGAGTTACTCCAGTTATTAAGAGGTTTTAAGATAATAATTTTGATTCTTAGAATTTTCTTTAGTTCCTCGAACCAAGACATAGATAACTCCCAATGTCTTGGATCCGCCATCAAATAGACAACAGCATAACTGGAATGTGATATTGCTTTAATTTTATCTAAATCCAATGTGTGTTCACTAGGATGTAAGGTCACGTTCCAATTATCGACCAATTGTGTTGCTTCTTCGTAGAATCTAACAGTTCTAGAAAGATTACTATCTGAGATTACACTAAAATTACGCTTTTTTAACTCGCTCAGTATATCTAAATATTGTGGATGAACAGTAGGTTCTCCCCCAGTGAAACTAAACACTGGATTTCTATCTTTAATCTTATCTAAAAAAGTTTGTAATTCATCTAAATTAATTTGATGACTTTTACCTTGATTCAACTCAGTAGGACAATAAGAACACTTGTAGGTACAGGCGGTAGTTATTTGCCAAATTACTTTTAATTTTTTAGGAGAAATTATTTTTATTGGTATCATAATAAATGCGCTAAGTCTGGGAACACAGTTTTACTATCAGTTCCTCGAATCCTGTCTAGGTTTCTCATGTACTCTTGGAAGTCTGGTAGCAAGTGGCTGTGATCCTGTGCTTCTACAAACTTCAAGATAGCCTCGTATCGTTTCCAGCCATACGGGTTTACCTTCCAAAAATTGTCGTCTTGTCGATAATTGTTCCATAACCAGTCCTTAAACTCCATAAAATTTTCACGCACCTGTTGCTTGTCTTCTGCGGGC